AGTTCAGCTTGTGGGTCATGATGTACCCATCGTGCTTGCCACCACCATCAATTCCAGTGGGAAGTTCTCCCACAACATGTATGCTTTCAGTCGTGGGCTCCATGGCATCGGTCTCACCGCATGTAATATGCTGAGTGAGTGGATGACCATCACCACGCTTGCTTCTCCGAAGACCTATGTAGAGTATACATTTCGTGATGGACTCTTTGTTTCGAAAACCGAGATCCCTCGGAATGGATCTGCATATTCCACCATGGTGTCGTTCAAGCCCGACAAACGATTCTTCAAAACGCCCACATGTGATATGTCGTACATCACTGAACAGCTTCGTGTGGTGAAGAATGGGCTGGGTGATAACGCACGCATCATCATCAATGGGTCCGAGATCGAAGATACGTTCATGTCCGATTTTATGGCGGGTTCCGTGGGATCGCTTTCGGGAAGTGCATCAAATGCCGCGGGCGAAATGTGTGAGTTGTTTGTGGCACTTGTTGATCCCGATCATGGCAAAGAGTTTGTGGGTATTGTGAACTTTGCCCGATCCGATGATGGGACACATATGCGATCCTCCACCTCCTATGTCAAGGATGCGTTGTTTGAGCTTGCCCAGAAACGAAAGCTCCATGTGGGCCGGCCCGAGGACATTCTTACCGTGAGCAAGATTATGTGCCGATTGAAGATCAAGGATGTTGCCTTCCATGGGCAGACCAAAGGCAAGCTTGCCACCAATCGTGAACACTTTGATGCGCTTGTCGATGCAGCTGTTCGAAATATGATTTTGAAATGTCCCACCGAAGTTGAGACATGGTTGGGCCTTGCGGAACAGTATCGGATTGAGCTGGATACAAAGCGCAAGACCAACAAACGCAAGACTGGGAGAACGGTAACCATCGAGGGACTTCGGGAATGTACCTCGGATGATGTCTCGAAACGGGAGCTCTATCTTCTCGAAGGAGAATCTGCAGGTGGAACCATCGCACAATGTCGGGATAGTTCGATCCATGCATTCCTGGCGCTTCGTGGGAAAGTCCTCAACACACATCGTGCACACAAAGCAGCAATTGTGGCCAACGATGTGATCTCTAATGTCTGTGGTGCACTGGGATATCAGCCCTGTCAGTATGCGGATCCCGCGAAGTGTCGGTACAACTCGGTACACATCATGGCCGATGCTGATCCCGATGGACGGCACATCACCGCACTTCTCATCACCATGTTTTATACACTCATGCCCGATCTGATCAAAGCGGGAAAGGTGTTTATTGTGGACACGCCACTCTATGGCATCTGGGTGAATAAAGCATTTGTCCCCATCTACACCGAAGAGATGCTTGCAAAGTATGATCGAACCAAGGTGACCAGGTACAAAGGCCTTGGCGAAATGGACCCAAACGAGCTATACTATACAGCATTGGATCCTCGGACACGTCGGCTTCGGCGGTTGGTTTACGAGGAGATCGACCTTAAGGTGTTGTGGGGCGAAATCGGCAGGCTTAAGATGGATTCTGATCTCACTCAAAAAGGGGACGAGCACGCATGACGATGGATCCCAACAAGACGCGAACCAATATTGCGGGTCTCGACGTTTCAGTTTCAACGGGAGATGATGTCCCGAGCAAATCTTTTGCGGGCATGATCAACCTGTATAGGTTCATCGAATCTGATACACCAACATCCCATATCAGCGATACTGACATCACCGCGATGGCGAGTATGGTGGCGAGTAACGCCATGTCCTTGGTGATCTCATGGGCGCGGTCTTCTGCGAAATGCACCACCACATTGACCACTATACTTCGACGACTCATTGATGAGACACATGCCATATATTGTGATCAACCCTCCGAATATGCATTGATTCCCGAGACCTATGTTGCTGATCAACCCATTGGCGACAACACAAAACTTTCCATTGTGAAACATGGACATCAGTGGGAGTTCGAAATCAGCAATACCACAAATCGACATATCATGTCCCTGGCTCGATCTGTGTATGACGTGGAGAAGAACTCTGTGGTGTCATCGTATACCACACCGCATCTGTCAGACACCATGGCCGACCGAACAATGCGCGATTTGATTCGGTTGTGTGTGATCTCAAAGTGATGGGGGATCGATCGTAGATGTTCACGTTTAAGTTGCTGGATGTAGACCGCCATTTTCAGTCTGTACGACATGTCACCTCGACAAAAATTAATCACAAGGGTGACAATGGAGCGCGTGGTTTGTTCTCAGAATCCATTTTCGGACCATTGCGAGATTATCAATGTGGTTGCGGGCGGTACAAGGGTGTTCAGTTTCAGGGGATCACATGTGATGTGTGTGGGGTCACAGTACAATCTTCCGTTTCTCGGCGGCTCACCTTTGGGAAGTTGCAACTCGAGAATGGGTATGTACTTGTGAACCCCACCGCATTCAACATGATGATTTATGAATGCATCACATCAAAGGATCTTCGTCAGGAAGCATATGCTGTGACGTTTGGGAAACGATTCATCGATCGTGTTACTGGGAAACTTGTGTCATCCAACGAATCGGATTACACAGGGCCCATGGCATTTCGTGACGAAATCTATCCAAAGATCAAAACGCATATTTTGGAAACACATGGTGAAATTGAAGGACAACGACTTCTTGATATGCTTGACCCATGTCTGTTCACCACACTCGTTCCTGTCATTCCACCCGACCTTCGGCCCATCATATCAGGCATTGGCTCCACCACGTTTATGGATGACCTCAACAAAAGTTACATGATTATGCTGATGTACATCAAACACATCAATGATGCACCACTCGATTGTCATGTCAAGCTTGCCCTACTCCAAACTCATTATCATGAACTGAATAAGAAGCTACTCAAAAAATTGTCCACGAAGAGTGGATTGATGCGGCGATACATTCTTGGCAAACGTGTGGACTATTCTGGACGAGCTGTCATCGTTCCGGATCCCACACTCAACATACATCAGGTGGATGTACCATTCGCCATCATCAAGGAGATCTTCAAACCCGTTCTCCTGCAACGACTTGCCACGCATCTGGAACGGTCGGAGATCGAGGTTCTCAACTCCTACTACGATAGTTCCAACAATGATGATGTCCTTTTTGAAATCGCACAAGAGATTGCTGGGTATCCCGTCTTCCTTAACAGGCAACCGACACTCCACCGACCCAGCATCTTGGTGTTCTTTGTCCGTCGGGTTATTCGGGACAATGTCCTTGCCATCCCGCCGGTGATCACCGAGCCGTTTAATGCGGACTTTGATGGAGATCAGATGGCGGTATACTTCCCCATCGGCGGACCCGCGTTTAACGAATCGTTGACGTTGACACCACTTCATAACTTGTCTCTGCCATCGAATGGAGAGATTGCTTTTCAGTTTGTTGAAGATCTTGTGCTTGGATTGTACACCACATCATTGACATCGGATGGCTGGGATATGATCTTTCGGGTGATGCCCTCCGAAACACATGTTATTGTTAACAAGTACAAGATGTCGGGCACACCGCTTGTGGGTAAAACAGTTCGCGCCATGCTGAATGAAATCAACGATTCCTGTGATCAACATGTGGTGTTAACGACACTCAACTCGTTGGCCAAGTTTGCTCACAACCAGGCACACATTGCGGTATCGATTACTGATTTTGCCACTGCTGCGCCGGGTATGACTGATAATCCTGTGTCTCTCATGGTGGATGGACATGCCCGTGGGAAATGGGACCAACTTAAACAGATCAACGATACTCATGGGTTTGTCAGCGATGTTGAGGGACATGTTATTCCCACTGCTGTGAAATCGAATCTGCTAAATGGTTTGAGCGAGGATGAGTTCTTTGCCTCGGCGTATGGTGGGATCAAGGGACTGATCAACACCGCAAAGAGCACTTCACAATCGGGATATCTGACACGACGACTCATCTATATCACCAGTCGGAATGTCTTGCATGATTCCATGGTGGATTGTGGATCAACGTCTCCCATCGCCATTCATATGACCGACAAGAAGTTTGCTGAGATGTTTCTGTATCGAGTCATGACATTGTCTCCCACGGGACCCATGTTTACACTCACTAGAGACAACATCGACGCCGTGGTGGGCAACACGTGTTATGTGCGGAGTCCAATCACCTGTATGGCGCCCGCGGGAACGATCTGTCATACATGTTATGGGCATCTGTTCAAGAAGCACAACTCGAGGCAGATTGGATACATCGCCGCACAATCTTTGGGTGAACGATCCACACAGTTGACACTTCGAACGAAGCACACCTCCGGGGCCACGGATATTGTTTTGCCTTCATGGCTCGAGATCGTCGATGGTGTGATGAAGTCTACGATTCCCGTGGTTGTGACCAAGTATGGTGATCGGATTGTGGTTTCCGACAACACGGAAAACGAAGTTGTTGAGATGCCACACGCCACACTCGATATCACTGCGGTGGATGTTGTGCGTGATATTGTCCAAGACGACGATTGTTGTGTTGATGATGATGATGAGCTTGGTGGCATGGTAATGGTACACGAAGTTATCACCATTAATCATCCTGGTATTATTGGGAACATCACTCTCACATCGGAAGATGTTGTCACCGCGGTGGTGGACTTTAGTTCGTTGCTGCGGAACATCCCATGCCGGATTCGTGCGCTCAATGTGTCTCCCGATATATCGTCGGTGTTGACATACATTCTCACGAACTATGATTTCTCCGATGTACATTCAGTGCACTATGAATTGCTGCTCAGTATGTATTGCCGACGGGAGGATGATCCAGATGTTCCATATAGACAGAATCCCACGGGTCCAAACATCTGGGTGAAAGAGAAAGACGTTCTCGATGCCATGGCCATTCAGAGTATGGTGTTTGAACGCTTCAATCAGAAGCTTCCCAAGGCCATCTACACGCACACTGTACAACAAACCACACTCGGGGACGATAACAACATTCTCACACAACTCACACAATTCGAGTTTGGTACAAAACGCATTAGCCATAATGGCACGATGTATGGTCGATGAGCTGTGTTTGACTCGGAGGAGGGGTACCACAAATGAATGGCCTTTGTTTGCCTGATGACATGCTATGGGGCCCAGATGGTGAGGATTATAAGAAAAACATCATGACGATGCGGACAGCGATCGCGCGTAATATGCTCGATCGCGTTCGCGCTTATATCGACGACATCTATAGCAAACAGCTTCCTGAAAAGAAAGCTGAAATCGATGCCCGAGTGCTTAAACCGAAATCTGTAAGTGGTTCATCATTCTCGATGTTCTATAAAGGAGTCGAGCTTCCCGTTATCAACAAAACGGTTATGACATTGGATGGCATCGATTATGTACCAGTGTTTCAGATTGTTGACAATCCAGTCCACTCACAAAAGGGTGGAAAGTTCATTATTGTCAAAACGAATATGCGGAATGCATTCATCAAACTTATGGGCGACCGCGCCTTTGTACTCACAAAGAAATCAACAGTCCCACTTCTTATCTATATGTTTCGGTTGACACGAGATGTAGACGAATTGTGCGATATGTTGCATTTCGAACGATGCCACGAAAGCGAAGCGGCATATGCAATACCCGACATCTTCAGTGATGATGAAGATGATCGATTTGTCTACATCAGACCCTACGAACGTGGTTACTGGAAAGATTATCTGCTTTCTCCCTTTGTGCTTGAAGCAAAAGAACAGCACGAAGAGATTCTGCGAATTATTCGGCGCACCATTGTGTTGCATGAGGAAGAACTGCCCTGCATTGATCCACGCGATATTATTACCAAGCAGGCTCATGCCACAGGAATCGATGCAACAGATCTTGAAGGCAACGAGGATACCATCGACCCTGTTGAAGATTCGTCGCTGGATATTGAAGATGGAGGCGATGGCACCCATACCATTCACGATGGAGCCGTCACTATCACACTAGCGCCACAGAGTTCACATATGCACGACGAAACGTGGCCTATTATTATTTATCATGAAGCGTATTCGAAATCTAAATGCACATTGACCAAGGCATATGTGGCGGCCACACTGGTGAAGCTGATTACAAAGGATGTCACCTTGTCCAATATGTCTGTGTTTGATTTTATTGTGGACAGTGTGGTGAACGACAATCCACTTCCCATCGCCACCACCATCGGTGACCTCAATCAGAAGATGTTGCGATTCATGGAATGGTTTCCCATGAAGATTTCAACCGTTCAATCGTATCCAGATCAGAGTATGGTGATGGAAGTCGCCAAGGTGGAGCAGCGACTTGTCTACGATAACAACATCAATCCACTTTCCGAACTTGCCATGATGTCCCGAGCGAACTTGTTTGGGAAGGGTGGACTCCCAAGAGAGTCATGCCAGGCATCGGTGAGAAATATTCATGAGAGTTATTTCAATGTTATCGATCCCATCGATAGTCCAAGCGGCATGTCTGTGGGCATCAGTTTGCATATCGTTCCCGAGATCCATAGTTTCAATCTTCAGCGAGAGGTCGCAGAACGATCAAAGATCCGTCGATTCGCTCGTGGATGAAAAGAATCCTTCGTATTTTGATGCGGAGAGGGTGTGACTATTATACTTAGTACAACAAGTCGATGTGTTCCATTTCTCGAGCATAACGATACCACTCGCTGCCAGATGGCATGTGCACAGACGAGACAAGCGGTAACGTTATTGCAGCCACATGTGCCCTATGTCCGGTCTGGGTATGAGGAGCAATATCTTGACTATACATCATACTGTTATCGAGCAACCTATGATGGTCGGGTTGTGCATCGGGATCGATGGATACTGATTGTCAAGTACGATACTGATGACCCTATTTGCCCAGGAGAGGCCATCAGTCTCGGATGGACTGTGGCAAATCGTGATGGATTTGACAAACGATTGATCTCCACACTCAACACGGGTGATACGTTCACAAAGGGTACACTTCTCGCGCGGCATCCATCCATTTCACCCGATGGGTTTCTGCGACTTGGCAAGAATCTGATGACCACATTTATCAGTTGTCCATATAACTACAAGGATGCCATCGCCATCTCGGAAACATGTGCCAAGAAGATGGCAATGCGATATGTGCATTCTCATGAGATGATTTTTGAAGACGATGCTCCCATTGTGTGGATCAACGACACCATTGGACATCCACAGGGAACCTTTGTTAAGAAAGCCGATCCAATTTTCGTCATCAAACCAAAGAATCCACTGTTCATTTCTTCAGTGACACATCCGGGCAAAGTGATCCGGATGCCAGTTTCTGGATGTCTGTTTTGGGATGTTGAAGTCGATTGTGTACTCAAGACTCCAAAAGAGATCGCGGCATATGATGCGATCTACGACAAACAGATTGATGATGCTACTCGAGTTGGTGCGGCAATCGACTTCGTTTTTGGTGCTGATCCATATATGGCGGATGCATACAAACGTCGCTATATGGGACATGCGGGAGACCGACGAAATGGATCATGCATTGTCTTGCGATATTGGATCGTGGAAGAAGTCGATATACAGCGAGGATCGAAGTTGTCTAACCGGCATGGCAACAAGGGTGTCGTTTCTGTAATCTTCCCCGACAAGGACGCACCACACACCGAGCATGGGGAAGTCGTTGATGTCATTCTGAATCCCATGTCGATTCCATCCCGTCGAAATGTTGGTCAGCTCTTTGAGCTCCATATCACACGAGCAATGAACAAGACGTTCAACAAAGCGATGGTGTGTGATACATTGGATGAACGCAAAGCGCTTGTGGGCAACTTTCTTCAAAAGGTTCAACACCCCAGACTCACCGAGTTGTTTATGCAACAGTTTAACGAGGATATGTGGAATGATATGGTTCATGCACAAGGGTTTCAGATGATTTCTCGGCCCTTTGAATCGTACTCATATGAAACACTTCTCCAGACGTGTCACGAATCGGGTCTCGGACCCGACCTCAAAGAACCGGTGACTTTTGGTGGGCAAACCATCAATGCCGCGATTGGATACAACTATTGGTATCGACTCGAGCACGAACCATTCAAGAAGATCTTTGGTCGGTCAGTGGGTGCCTATGGACGCATCGGTCAGCCCATTCGGGGAGGCAATGCCCATCGACTTGGTGAGCTGGAAATCTGGGCACTCCTCGCACACCAGGCATACGAAAACATTGTGGAGATGATGGTACCGAAATCCGATAACATGACGGAGACCGCTCGCATGCTAAAGGCACTTCACGATGGACATGCGGATCTCTACTCACCACACGACACCACAGTGGGAGCCATGCGCCTGATGAAGATCTATCTGCAGGCCGCTGGGTATGATTGTACAGAGTAGCACTTTATAAAGAGTCGGCCGGGAAAGCCCAAGGCTTTAGCCTTGGGTAGCTCACGTGTACCCCGAAAACGCACAAGTCGAACAAAGAATGAGACGGTGTCTCATCGATTAAATCTGATTCGTTTTTGGGGTGATTATGTTGCCATGCGTTGTTAATTTGTCTCAGTTGATCGAGAACCACACATTGTCGCTTTCTGTGAGCACGGTGGTGAAGACAATCACGTGTTTCGATAAGATGATGGCTCGATGTTACTATGATGGCGCCCCTGAGTACATCCATCCATCACGGTGTAAGTTCTGTCACGACTACCAGGATCGTATGCACAAGGCCTCACTACTCTGTCGCAAACATTATTTTGTCGACTTGTACAATAGGCCACGGGTGCGCGTATCCAATCTGGAGTATCGTGGAGTTTCATTTGAACTTGTGGGTCGGTATGCCCTGCGTCGGATGCCAAATTGTATCTATGTGTTTTATCTGACACCGATGCATATCGATACAAAGCGGTTCTGTGTTTATGCGTTCCCACCAAACGATGAGATGTTCGGGCAAAAGAAACACAACTACAACTGGGTATGTTTCCGACGGCCTGGGATCTTCACCTATAACATGGATGTCAACACATATGCCATGGACACCTCGGATCCGTTCCACGTGTCCATCAATCAGGTGGGATTTCAGCCCATCATCCAGAATATTAAGCGATTGCAACATAAGCGTCCCATCAACTATGTTGACCCCGATATGATCTGCACAGATGAATGATGACGTACGAAACGTATCTGCATCAACCCATCAGTCTTTCGGTCTCGGAAAATCAAACCACAACGTTTCGGATTCCCCTTGTGTTTGAGGGGAATCCGAAACTCTTCAAGTCATTCTTGCTTCAGGTAAAACGCATTATTCGAACGAGTGTGGAGTACAACCAATGGAAACAGTGGATTCATGGCATGTTCGGACCAGGTGTCTGTGCAGTTTCCCAAAACATCGCCGCCATTGAAGTACACCATCATCCATTGACCCTGGAGGACTACATCTACATTGCGCTGTCGTACTTTGACCGCCACGAATATGCCTACACATCGATGTTGGTGGCGGACATTGTTATGCGATGGCACTACGAACATATCGTAGGGGCCGTATTCCTATCCACCACATATCACGAACGATTCCATGAGTTCCACGATGTTGTGATTCCTGAAAGTTCGATTCATTGTGATTTCGAGAAGCTGTTTAGTAACGAGATCATTCGAGCACACATGGAACCCGCACACCTTGCGAAGTTCGAAATATACTGCCCCGGGTTCACGGCAACACATGCCGAGTTATTCGTAGCATGATTCTCACTCACTGAAAGGGGTTGTTTTAGAGTGTCCACGCTTTTTGTGTACATGTCATGCACACCAGATCGAAATGCTGATTTCTTGGAAGTGCTTGGAAAACATATCATCAATTCGGATGATTCATTTATGCAGGTTGGCGCACGTTTGAGTGATGCACTTGCTCCCATGCGGCCCAAAGCCGATTCGATTGCAAGTTTCAAAGCGGCTAATCTCAATCGTTCGTCCTTCATCTACGGATGCACAACTCGTTATTCTGATTCGGATCGAATCGCCTATACAGGATCAACCACCGATGCCTTTGCCTCCATTGGGCAACAGTCCATTGTGATCGATGGTGAGATCACCAACATCGAGGTGATTCGGTCCACATACAATCTCCCAACTTCACAAACTGTGGCGGAAACGATGTTACATTATTATAACATGTTGATGCGTTCACCGAATCAAACTCCCATTAATATCGGCGAAGCCTTTTTGCGGGAGTGCTCGGGAACATTCTCCCTAATCGTATACGACGCTGCCCAGCGACGTCTTATTGTTTGTCAGAATGGCATACCACTTTACATTAGATCGATTCCTGGTACTGATCTTGTGATCTGTAGTGAAGTTCTCAAACTTGACAACACATATCCCACAAGCAATTTCAACCAAATCCCCACGGGCACCGTGAATATTGTTAATGTAAAATCGATGGCGGTTACCGAAACATCTCGTCGAGCTACACATGCGCTCAAAAACACCGCGGTACCTCTTCCCGATGTGAACAAGATGCTGTTGGTCACGGATACTCAGCTTGGCCTCGAAGTCGGAGGACTCTTGACACTTTTGCAACGACGAATGTCTTATACGAAGTTCTCGGGTCAGCTGGGAATGTGTGTCTGTTCCGTGGGGTCCGAGAAGAATCCATCGATTGAAATCTTTCGGGATATGTACACCAACATCATCAAATCATATAACCCAACAATGACACCAGCACAACTCTTTACGAGCACATGCGATCTTTCCAATATGGCAATCACCGGATCGGTGGCTGCACTGAATGATGCAGCACCCAAGTACAATGGCTTGACACAACATGGCCGCGCTGGGATCATTGCATATCAAGCTCTGATGGCGGCCCTGTCTCTTGGGTATGGCAAGATTGGCATCATCAACACCGCAAAATATAACACAAAACTCATCACTGTGCTTCGTTCGTTGATTGACACAGTATCGCCCTCTCATATTCCTGTGATTCCGTTTTTCACAAATTACGACTACCATCAGGTTGTTTTGTATGTACATGATGTCAATATGAAGCACATCGCTTCTCTCACCGATTGCATGACACCTGAACGTGCATCAGAAAACAATTCACCAAACAAACGCGTAAAGTCCTGTGGTGAATGTGTGGGGTGTATTCGTCGGCAACGAGCCTTTGTGGCAGCATCACTCATCGATCCCGCCAAATATGATATCTCTTATTCATCAGATGACCGGTACAACAAACGGGTGAGTCGCATTAATGTGGGCGAGATCAAGTACAATCATGCGGATGGCGCATACCGGGTCAATTCCTTTGAGGAATCGGTGATTGCTGATGCGTTGGCGAACACGCGCTGAGGACGATGAAGCACGGCTTGCTATTTTAGATGTTATAACAACGACACCAAAATCCATCATCTTCATCGACACAAAAACACATCAGCGGTTCTCTGTCTTGGTGGACCGATTTGCGGCATTCTCAATGAAAGGGATATACATTGATATGGAACGACAAAATGTGTACAATCATTGTTTCCATAACATTCATCTCTTGCATCCCGTGGTGTATGCGGATGAATGGACGTCGGTGATTCTGAAACTACACACAATGTTTCATATCACATCGCTTGTGTGTATGGATACGCGGTGGGTGCACCAATACCGACAAGCATTGACGGGCATCACCGTGGATCACGAGACTGATGTTGATGACATGTTGAGTCTTAACATCGAATCTACGCTCACCAAGGAATATCCAGATCGAGTTGTGATCACACATGTGGATACTTTGGATTTCTATGTTAAACTGTTTGAGTATCAGAGTCAGGCAAAACATATTGTGTTGGACATGCCCACCATCGATATCGAGGAGCATGCCCTCATCAATCATATGGCGATGTGCCGTGGCTTTGCGGTTCAACGACTCTATAAAGATCGTCGATTCACTGTTAACCTCTATACCCGCGTGGTGAGCGAGAATGCTGACAATTGCGAAGACTTTGGGGTATATCAATCGTAAGCTTGGCGGCCGATTCGTTTCTCTTGAACTGGAACAACAGGACATTGTTGATGTGATCACCGAGGATGCACTTCCCGAGTTCACTCGATATATTCCTGATATGAACTTCATCATGCTCAATCGACACGATGTGTCACTTCGTGTGAATCCGAAGATCGAAAACCTCTTCTGGGTAAAGGATCCCGATGGACGGCGTGTTCTCACAATTCTTGATGCGATTCCCGATCTCGGATCACAGATGGTTCATGGTTATCCACTCTTCATGCCAATCACGTCGTTTGAAGATGTGGACGATATTGCTTTACAGATTCAAATATCTGAACTTGCCATGCGCTTCAGCAAGAATGATCTCACGTGGAGTCAGGAACGAGAGCTCAATCAGATATGGCTCTATGCCATCGATAGTCTCTGCACGGACTTCAAGATCGAATACACACGCGAGCATAATCCAGATCTCTCGACGATTCCCATTGAGCATGAAGCTTTGTTTAAGGATCTATGCCGGGCTCATGTCATGGAGAACATCGGTGAGATTCGCAAAAAGTATGGCACATTATCCACACCCATGGGGGAGATTGCCATCAACACGGAGATTTCTTCCGAGGGAAAAGAGTTGCATAACACAGCGATCGAGGAACTCAAGAAGAACGAAACTGTGTATGTCAACGTGATGGTGGGGTGAGTCGATATGTCGGATAAACCCATTCTCCCAGATATGGCGGATACAATGACACCAGAGATGCAACTCGATGCACTACTCAACGAGATTCGTGGCGATGAACAAGACCTCGAAACGATGATCCGAGATGTGTCGGAAACCACCAAGCTCGTCAAAACAAAACTCGATGTGTACCTCCAGCCAGGGACGGCGAATCATTCGATCTTCTTTAATGGCGTACCTGATATCATCCAGGCATATAGCCGACTTGCGGGTATCACCATTGATGCCCGATTCAAATCCGCGGGGCTCAAGAAAGCACGGGCCAAGATCATCATCGATCGGATGACTGGAAAGGGTGCGGCGGAAGACGAGCTCACCTTCGAAAGTCTGATGAATGGGAATTGACGTTCCCGCAATTAAAGTGAAAGGTGCGAAGAGAGTATGACTGTTAAAACGAGCAAAACCACCGACGCTTCCCTTCGTTGTCCCGGATGTGGCGCGCGGATCGAGGAGTCCGCGGATTTTGATGGCATGTGTGAGATGTGTCATTGTAAGCTGCGGACGGAGATTGAGTACGCGAATGATCTGTCGGGAGTCAAGCTGCTTCGAGATGGTGTTCGGATGATGCTTGATGGTCTGCATAAGCTCTATGGCATCGATCCCGACGATGCGAACTTCAAAGATACACCTGAACGAGTGGCTCGTCTCATGATGGAGATGAATTATGGGACCAACGAACAGGCGGCCAAAGATATCCTGACATCGAGTGCGTTCCCGTCGAGTTACACGGGACTCATCGCTTCGGATAATATCCGGTGTTATGCACTCTGTCCACATCATATGGTAGTCGTCCAGCTGGATGTGAATATCGCATATGTTCCTGGTCCGCGTATGGTGGGGTTGAGTAAGATCGCTCGGTTTGCGGAAACACTGGCGGCGAGTATGATCCTTCAGGAGGAGTACACACATCGACTTGCCTCACTCTTCAAGGAGTGCACCGATGCGTTGGGTGTGGGAGTCATTGTGGTGGGGAAACACAATTGTGTGGCGGCACGAGGTGTGAAGAAGCCTGATGTGGATAATATCACGTCGGAACTGAATGGTATCTTTATGATGAACAGCTCATTGAAGCAAGAGTGGATGGATCTTGTGAAGATGACCAAGATGTTGCGCGCAAACTAGGCGAGACAAGCGGAGGAGCTCAAGCGTATACACAAAGCCTGAGCTCCTCCGCATCTTCTTGCGTTCTAGGACATCTTGTGAATCGTTGTATCGGTTACCACATGAACATCAACCACGTCACCTGGATCCAACAGAGACCGAAGCGCCGAGGACAAAGAAATCGACACAGCATCGGCATCTCCATCACTATTCGCATCAATATATGACACGGCAACATCTCCCGCGGCCAATGTCTGAGGAATGCCACGGTTTGGATACAGGACCACCGATGTGACATTATATGGGATGCCAGACATGGTGAACGATGCTTGTACAGGATTTTGTGCGATGATTGTTGTACTAAACTCGTTACTACTTGCAGCGGGTACATTTTTGAGGTTTGCGTAATCAACCTGTGCCTGCCCCGGAGTCTGCAACTCGAGCTTCGTATATGCATCGGGAATCGTGGGCGACCCTGTCAGGTTCGCATAGTTGACAATGGCTTGCCCCGCGGTTTGTAGCTCGGTCTTTGTATACGCATCAGGAATGGTGGGTTTGTTTGTGAGGTTCGCATAGTTCACAGTGGATTGCCCAGCCACTTGGAGTTCTGTTTTTGTGTATGCATCAGGAATCGTGGGTACACCCGTCAGATTTGCATAGCTGACTGTTGCTTGACCCGCGGTCTGTAGATCGTTCTTTGTATATGCATCAGGAATCGTGGGTGCATTTGTGATGTTGTCATAATGCATCGATGCTTGCCCAGGTGTTTGCATTTGTGTCTTCGTATATGCATCGGGAATCGTGGGCGACCCTGTCAGGTTCGCATAGTTGACAATGGCTTGCCCCGCGGTTTGCAGCTCGGTCTTTGTATACGCATCAGGAATGGTGGGTTTGTTTGTGATGTTATTCCAATGCATCTGTGATTGTCCCGCGGTTTGCATCTGTGTTTGTGTATACACAGTCGGGATCGAGATGCCCGCCACCGCCTGGTGCAATGCATCGAGGGCCTGTTGTACGTTGGTCACAGGTGTGGTTCCAATGGTAGCAAAATATCCAATCTGTGCCGCGGGACGCACACTGACGTTGGCACCCGAAATCACATTTCCAGAAAGGTTTCTGATGCCATCGATGTACAGATACGCTGTACCGCCCACCACGTTCCCTGTCACGAACATATCAATGAGCTCGTGTGGTTCGTTGGCTGTAGCCATTGTGTTATATGTGATGGCCACTGTACCCGCGGTGTTCATCACTGTGGTGTTGCTCATCTTTGTGACGCCGCCGCCCACCAGCACAGTAGGAGCTGCCACAGCATCGCCCACAATAACACAATCCGACACAAGGAGTTTTCCGTTTCCTGTAACAATCGTGTTTGATGTACCAGACGATGTGATTTCGCAGTCACAGAGCACCACAGTCCCTGTGTTTGTGATGGAGATTGGTGCGACTGATGCTCCAGACGCCGTCACAACTGATGTTTCCATGGACACCGACATATTTGTGTTATACAGAATCCGAGATGTAAACACACATTTTGAAATGTCATGCTTGTCGTTGATGGTGACAATGTTGGTGAACTTCACGTTACTGAAAAGGCCATTCGTTGCTCCGGATGTTGTCACTGTTCCAGAGATAGTGGTGACTCCCCGATCGAGCCCCACAATAGAAACGTTGCCCACAAGGATCACATCATCGACATATGTGCCGGGCATCAGAAACAACACATACGCGCTCCCGGTAATCTGTGCGCTGACCGCATCGGGGATCTGCTTAAACGGGTATAAAACGGTCCCATCGGCTGTGTAGCTGTCTTGTCGGCCGGCATCCACATAAACAACCTTTGACACACCCAGGCGGATGCTCGTGGTGTTTTGGTCGGTGATCTTGATCCAGGATCCATTGTTATATACGTACTCCGCAAATCCTGAACCAACTGTGGGGTCCTCTGAGGCATCGAGAACGAATACTGGATGCCCTGTAAACAGATCGGCGATGTTGTTTCGCGCAGTGATGTTTTGAACGATGGTGATGCCGCCCACCGCGGAAGTTGGCAACTGATCCATGGGGACCTTACCATCCGATCCAAGAGAAGCATATCCATAGGGTTGACCGAGTTCACTTCGGAGCTGATATCGTGTATCAAACTCGGCGTACTGTGACTTTTCCGCATCAGGAATATTCAGTGTCAGAAATCCAAGGTTATTTTTGAACCCAATATTTGATGTCATTGTTTTGTTTCCTCCTCTATGAAGATATATTGTTAAGACGTCCGGCCATGAGTATCCGGATGCACACGAACAATATTCGATGTCGGCGGACCCCCATGTGGAGTGTTCCGTCTTTCATTTGTTTTCGACATGTGGGTCGTTTTGCATCATCATGATGAAAGGGGCTGTTTGTTTTATGGCAAAGCGTCGGGAAGCGTCTTCAGAGTATGCAGATATGTCGGAACATGATGCGATCTCTTCAGCAATCTTTGATGTGATCAAGGAGGATGAGGAAAACCTTCCCAAGCAGATTCTCGTCTCCACGGGCAATTCGGTAATCGACATGATCACGGGCGGCGGGTTTCGAACAGGCACCATTGCCATGCTGACTGGAGCAAGTCAATCGGGAAAGTCCACACTGGCCGCACAGATCACTGGAAACGCATCCAAGGTGTTTACGAACCCATACGCGTACTATAACGACAGTGAACAGACCATGTCAAATGAACGACTTGCTTCGCTTGGTTGTCCCGTGGATAACGAACGATTCTTTGCTACACATATTTCGTTGTCGCTTGAGAAGTTCTTTGCTGCGCTTTTTAAGTTTGGTGCCATCAAAGAACAGTTCAAGACCACCGATGTTCCCATGATTGTGACGGGTGATAGTTTGGATTCCATGCCTTCGGAGAAGGAGATCGAAGTCGATACTCCAGACAGGGCTGTGGGTCTCCGTGCGAAGATCCTGAAGTTCTATTTCAGGAAATCGCTTCGGATGATTCGGCAGTACAATATTCTACTCATGTTTGTGGCGCACATCACAAAAACCCTTCGGATGGATCCATATGAATCATACACACCACAGTTGCCCACGTTGGGTGATCTCAATATCAGTGGTGGACAAGCTGTACAGTTCTTCCCGCACACGACTCTGTTTATGCGGCCACGAATGACAAAGGCGAACGAAAAAGACTTGCTGGAAATTGGATGCTCGTCGAGTTCATATAAGGTTGATGTCACCACCCTCAAATGCAAGAATGTGCCGCTCAAAATCACAGGAACCGTGGTATTCGAACCAAACATCGGATTCCTGGAAACCGAGACCAGAATCGTCAACATGTTTGATGACGATTGGTTGCCTGGTGCCAACAAGAAGTATCTGCCCAACTGTCCGGATCAGAAGTTTTACATGAAGGAGCTTCGTGATTTGTTACGAGACCCATCATTCAACGCACAATTCGATGTGGCATGGCAAATGTATCTTGATTGGAAATATGGGTCTACTATCTCAAAAATGAATGCATTGTCTGTGGATGTGGGTGATGCGGCGGGCGCACTCGAGATGCTCAACGACGACGCGCAGGTTCGTGTTATCGATGCCATGGCAGATGCTGGGACATCCACATCAACGGCAACATTCCCCACACCACAGCCCATGGCAGCACCAGTCATGCCACAAATCACAAACACCGGGATCCCACAAACAAGTCTCGATGATATGTTTGGTCCAAAAACCATGCCTGTATATAGAGAGGAGAGCTGATTCGGTATGGCTAGCAATCAACTATTTTCCATCGATATCAAAATTGAACCAAACTGTGGCAAATATCTGCTTTCTCTACACAACAACAAACGGCAGGGTGCACTTCCGCAGGATGTTGTCACCCAAATGATCCAATCGTTTTCGCATGATGCGGAACAGAAGTGGCGAAACAGCATCATGGAACTTATCAGTTCATATAATGACCGATGCAAAGAATTCGTTTTGTCCGAGCTGTTTGAACCACACGAGTCTATGAGTATGGTGCGATACTCAGACAAAGAGGAACCTGGACATGCGATTCATGCGGTGGAGGATCCATCGTTTCGTCGCACTGTGGTTTCTGTTCGGCAGAAACGAGATCGATTGATGCTCACAGAAAATCAGGGCATCGAACTGATTCGTGTGATGAAAGAGATGTCGACGAAGAGCAATGAGTTGTTTTTCACCATCGTTGCGATGTTCGACATCTACCCATCATGCCAGTTTTATTTCAATTCGGGAAGGATGTATTTCGCCAATCGGTCTTTTGTTGGTGTCAATCTGGACACCGCTCGCGCCGCACGGGCGATCCAGTTTGTGAATCACATCAACGCAAATCTACAATAGATGACACCATTTCTCTCGGATTGGTGGTACGTCGATGTGGCCGACGTACCACCTAACACATATAACGACCTCACGCTTCTTGTAAACAATCCCAACGACATGGCTGCGGAACAGGTGTACGTTCCGATCTGGGCCTATGCGAATCCAGAACAAACCGTAGTGGCCATCCCACGATACTGTTCTCTGGGATTGAAGTTGATACAGCATCCCGCCGCCACAGATACTCGATCAGAGGGGGAACCCATTGATATTGAATTGCGTCCCGAATTCCCGCCTCGGAATCGATATCAGGAACAGGCCATTCTTACATTGATGATGAACGATCATGGCATCGTTCAAGCGAAGACGGGGTTTGGTAAAACATATGTGGCCATCAATGCCATCACACAGATCAAACGAAAGACACTGATTCTTGTACACAAATCCGCACTCATTGATCAGTGGATCAATGAGTTTGCTCGATACACCACTCTTACAAAGGATGACATCTGTGTGATTGGTGAACGGCATCAGGATCTCTCGAAACCGATTCTCATCACCACGGTTCAGAACCTCATTGCAAAGATGCGCCTCGGGAGTTGGGATCTTCGGAATGCACTCGTTGAAGCACAGATTGGTCTCACATTCTTCGATGAGTGTCATGTCACCGCGGCAGCTGAAAAGTTTGCCATGGCATCTCGGTGGGTGTTCTCTAAACGCATTTTCGGATTGTCGGCCACACCACAGCGTGGTGACACATATGACCTTCTGAAGCAATGGGTGCTTGGATCGGTGATCTATGTGGATACACGAGAAGCCATGCCCGTGTTCGTTCATTTCGTTCCATATCAAGCACCCATCACCGATTCGAAATATCTATGGTGGCTCAAATCCGATCCGATGAAATATGCACTTCGATATCAACAGCACATCAAATCGAGACCCGAATTCATAAATTGTGCATCGGATCTTCTACTCAAGCTCATTCGTGAGGAACGACACACCCTCGCTGTAGCGGGATACAAGCTCCTACTCAATGAAGTCTTTTCTGGATTGAAGAGAACTTTGCTAGAACAAAATATCAGTGTACACTCGGCCGTCATGTGCCATGGTACCACGGAGCTGGAGCATACTGCCATTGATCCCAACACAGCGCGCTGTGTGATCTCGACCTTAAAATACTTCGATGCGGGGCTCAGCCTTGATTGGCTCGACACGTTGGTTTACATGTCATCCCCATCAGTTAGGTCGGAATCCGCAATCCCGCAAATGGTTGGGCGTATAATGCGCGAGTACCCCGGCAAATCCGAGGTCCACATCTACGATCTTGTGAATGTGGCATTCTCACACGAGAAGGACCGCATGGCACATCGTAGCATGAAATATCAATCATTGGGATATCTGATAACGAGGTGATAGATAGTGGCTGCAACTCATCGAGTAAAGCGGATTGTTGTTCAGGGGGATCGTGATGCCAACGCTCCCTTCTTGACGAGTGGATTCCAGCCTCCCCAGAATTGCAACATGCTTGATGCGTGGACCATTTCCGCGGGTTTCCAGGCATTCGCATCAGGCGGCTCAATCCTGCACAACTTCATCGGCGGCAACGTTCCTGTGGAAAGCAAGATTCGTATGATCAAGGTGGGATGTAACGAATTCCCGATTTCTCAGTTCACTCTGAGTCCTGTGGCCACACAATGTTGTGATTGTGGCACACGAATGATTGGTGAGTATCACGAATGCGAAAAATGCAAAAGCACATCGGTGATGGTGATGGGTCGAATTGTGGGATATATGCGACCCATCTATAAGGGAGCGCCCAAAGTTGACTCAGACAACTTGTCGGTCTGCGCAGACCGCACATTTTGGCAAAAGGCACGAATCGCTGACTGGGGACGTCGGACGCTCATGTAGCACACATCTTGGGATGACAAAATCATCCCAAATCCAGATGACCAAGTGAGGGATTCAAATGAACGCGTCCGAATTGCGATCTGTGTTTCATGATATAATTTCATCTCAGTATCGATTTCCCATCAGTGCGCATGTTGCACTGTCCACAGCAACATATGCATTCCGAACAATCGATCCAACATATGCCGATCTCTTTGATCTTGTGTATGCGGATGATTGTGCGTTTGCTGGGGCACAACACTACGATATGATCATGCATGTCGGCCCACTGGTGGATTGTTTTGTGAAAACTGTTTACAATCGATACACCGAGGCCTTTGTGAGCCACACAAAGGATGAGATTGCTCGATATGCTCATCTCATCAGCATGCATGTTCGCACATATGCATACTATCATTTTGTGGCCGCCCTCACTGCCTCGGTGCTTGAAGAACAATTCGGACGCGAATCACTATTCACATCGTGTTTCAAGAAGCCCGAGCTCAAAGAGATGATGCACAATGCATATGACGATCTCATCGATTTGTTTGATGCTCGGTTGCGCCGTGTTATATTCTACAACATCGCCGAAGACATCAGTTCGGTCAATCCATGGAGCATCCGGCCCTATACAGATGTGTCCGATCTGACGAACCGATGGAATCTCAAGATCACACAGCTTCCCGTGTTACCAAAATCAAAGGTTGTGGTGTTCATCAACAACAATCTGTACAACATGTCGGGTGATGCTGTGGGAACATATACAACCACCACACAACTTCCCACATCTACCGCCTTCATCACATGTTTATCCGAGGACAATACTATGACAGTTCTTGCTACAGTAAAACAATGGTCTTCCTCATCAAAACAAAACACAGATGATGTGGCACATGTCAATATCGAAACATTTGATGATAGAAATCTCGAACCATTCTATGGGTCATTGTACATCTATGATCCAGAATGTTATTTTAATAAACTTACATTATTCACAGCATGATCTCTGGGAGGCGGCATATTTCGATGGCCGATGAACTGACGTCGTTTGTGTGCCCTGTATACTCGCTTTTGGATCGACCTGGGAAATCATCGTTGGTGGTTTATACCTCGTCGTGTAACTGGTCCTGTTATGGCTGTCACAACATGGCCATTCTGCGATCAAAACCACAACCTCATATTACAAGACAGAAGTTTGTCACATATCTGAGCAACCCACTCGTTCAATGTGTGGTTATCTCGGGTGGTGAACCAACATTGCTCGGAGAAGCGCTCATGAGTGAACTTCGATGGATTAGAAGTACATTCCCAAAGCTCCATATCAGCCTCGACACAAATGGATCAAACCCACAGATGTTGCGGAAGCTTGTGGCACAACAGCTCATCGATTCTGTGGCCATGGACGTGAAGCTCAATTGGTTCGTCGAACAGACGTGGATGACCTGGGCCAAGAAACTGCTTGGTTGCCAAACCGTGGATCGAGCTGACATCCTGGAGTCCATGGACATTGTGGCGTCCATCAAGGACTCATTGTTCCGTACGGTAAAGTATCCGTTGTTCGAAGAGGACACAACATATCTCTCCGATCTCAAGAATGATGTGGAACACAAATATCCAGAGATTCCATACTATCAGAACCGATATGTGAATACGAGTGTAGGAACGTTGCACAACCCCGCACTCATCGCTGTGGTGTAAGAATTCAAATTCATGAAGGGTGGATGTGACACCATGGCGACAACTCCTACTGAAAACAAGTATCTGAAAATCATTGATGATTATATTGGACGCGAAGATATCGCTCGACACAACAGCAACCTCATTTATTCCCATGCCGCCATGGTGGGCATCATCTCGGGTGAGGTCATCAAAGACTACTGGTTCTCTCGAGTCTATGGAGACTATGCTCGGGTGTTGCATGATGAGGGATGGATCTACATCCACAACACTTCGGTGCTTGGTGTATATTGCAGTGGGTGGTCCACTCGGGATCTGTGTATCCGGGGACTCGAGTGCACCGAACCAAACGCCCCAGCGTATTCTCCTCCAAAACATATCGAGTCGCTCCTTGGGGAAGCAGCAAACTTCATCGCTACGATTTCTCAAGAGATTCATGGTGCGTGTGCGATGAACGACATCATTTCGTGTGTGGCATCCTATCTGTACATCGAGGAAACCATCAACAACGTACCAGTCACAGCAAAACGGCTCGAAAACATTTGGCAGACGTTCTTCTGCGAGATCAACCTCGCATGGAGATGTGGCAACAGTCCGTTTACCAACATCACCATGACGATTCAGGGGAACGATCCCAACCTGCGGGATGAGAAGGTGGCCTATGGCGGCAAGTACCTTGACTTCACCTATGGCCAGATTCCACAGGAGTACTATGATCGCACCAACACCGCCTACATCAATGCGTTTGCGGCGGGCGATCGATATGGCAAACCTTACACCTTCCCGCTCATCACAGTTCAGATTTTCGATTCCACCGATTATGATCATCCTATTTTCAAAATGCTGCTCGAGAAGATGGATCCGTGGGGCGGAGTCTACATCGACAACTACTGCACGAAACCATTTAACAGCACCGAGCAATCTGCCTTCAAGGAGATCAACAGATTCATCACCCCACGGGATGCCACAGCAACACGATCGTTCTGTTGCCGTCTACAGATCTCCATCGACGACATGAAGAAGGTGGGTCGTGGCATTTTCGGCTCCGCGCCGAAGGTGGGTGGAGTTGGTGTTTTCAATATCAACCTCAACCGAGTCTGTTATGTGGCGCAGGGGAATATGAAGCTCATCAAAGACATGCTTGATGATCTGCTGGAGATTTCACAATCCCTTGCACAGAAGAAGCGGAAGTTTATTCTCGATCACATGGACCTGTACCCATACTTCAGCAACTATCTGGACAACCTCGACACATACTTCAATATCATCTCATGTGCGGGTGCGCACGAAGGGCTGATGTCCATGGGGTATCCAGATGGCTTATCCGATCCCGAGGGTGCCAAGATCGGCGCGGAGATCGCTGATCACATCAGAACCCGCATCGATATGATGATGACTCGGGATCGGGTTCCTGTTTCCTTTGAGTACGCTCCAGGAGAAACAGCCAACGTCAAGATGGCTCGGGCGGATCTTCGGTTCCAGGATTGGATCACACGGGGTTGTCCAGACACCGATGAGTTCACATGCTTTCGTTCGGTGATTAAACAGCAGTATGATGATGGAGTTTTCTTCGACGACATCACGGAACAAGCATCCGTGTAGTCTAGACACATATGACACACGAGAAGGGTGGTGAATATGTATGGCTCTTGATGATGATGTTCTCTCATCGGCAAAAGCAGGTACCGCGGCATCAACCCCGCCACCGAAGTATAGTGGATTCTTTCGGGCACGTGTTGTTGATGTCAAGGATCCAAAGAAGGCGGGTCGCATTAAGGTCTGGGTGCCGACCCTCATGGAAGGAAAGGTCGATCCCGCTGAAGGTCGATGGGCACGACCGCATTCCATCTATGGTGGTGCTACACTGGAACAGGGTGACAAGAAACAGGCCAACACGGCTTGAAAATCTGGTGTGTCCGCCGGTGGCGGCAGTAGCAGTGATGCAGGATCATTAACCAGTACTGCAAAGGAACCAGGCGCCGACGACTTCGGGTCCGTACTTATTCCACCACTCGGATCATATGTCTTGGTGTTTTTCGAAGATGAGGATCCAGACAAACCGGTCTATGTGGGTGGACTTATCCTCGATGATCCATCCCATATGCCCGTGGAGCAGACTCATGGGAAAGAGTATTGGAAACGACATACTCTGATCAAGACTCCCACAGCACGAACCATTTTCTTGTCCGATGATGTCGATCTTCCCTGTACAGTGATCACAGGCTGGGATCTGACGCACAAGAAACGTAAAAACAATGATGATCCCCGTCGTGATCGGAAACGTCGGTTCGATATCTGGGAAAAGAAAAAAGAAGAGTATATGATGCTTCTTGATGAGCTCGAAGATTACATTCTATTCGATGAAGTCAAGAAGCGCATCCGCTTGCAACATCACAAAGGTGCATATGTCGAATATGATCAGCAGGGCAATATTCACATCGAAGCCAGGGCTGGTGTATTCATCAACTGCAAAGCGGGTGTACACGAAAAGCCACCCATGCCTGGACCACCCCCGCAAGATCCCGCGGGTGGTGGGTGAGGCTGGAGTCCTCCAAAATCACCAACACCGTCACCATCTCCTGGCGGTGGGTGAGGTTGGAAATAACGAGCATCGGTGATGCTCGACCAAACATCAATGGGTGAGAGGTCTCCAAATCTCTCACCCATTTCACATCGAGGTAGGTGTTTCATGTCATGCCACTTCCCATCGCGCGCATTGGTGACCTGGCGGCGGGATCCAACTGTTATGTGGACCCATTGTGCTGTCCACACGATTGGTGTGGACCTATCATCACAGGTGCCACGCGTACTACATGCGAAAATAAAAAGGTAGCACGAGTTGGTGATCTTGGTGCCTGTTGTTGCCCACATGGTGGGATCTATATCATCGTTAAAGGTGCCACTCGATCGTTTTGTGAGAACCGACCCATTGCCCGTGTTACTGATATGGTGGTCTGCACAAGATGTGGATCGGTGGGGTTCATCATTTCTGGTGCCACGAGATCGTTCTGTGAAAACTGACATCCAGAAAGGAGATGACGGATCGATATGGCCGATGAAGATATTGTTGCCGCGGTAAATGCGGTTTCTGGCGCAGTTAGTGCAATGCAAAGCGCGCTGTCTGCGTTGCTCGCGTCTATCGATATTCGGAACGAACACACACACCAACAACATGGTCATGGGTGATCCACAGCTAAACGCTCTTGAAGTGGCGGAGCGCGTGGGTGATCACGCTCATCATCGCCGGCGGCGGTGATTCCGAAAGCAGATCTTGGTAAAAAGCAACCAGAACATGCGCAGAGTATGTTACCGAATCCAGATCAGGCCAATCTTAACATTCCTGTGGCGCCTTTCCTGATAAACGAATTCTTTGGTGGGCAGGATGTGAACGATGATGGTCGAATCTATGGACGACATTTTATGTTCATGGAAAATGGCAAGATCCCACAGATGCTACTCGATCTTCAAACAACAAATCCATCATGGCCCAACCCAGCACCATCATTTGAAGTGGACTGGGACGACTTTGTCTACTGGACTACAAAGGTGGCACGTATCCCCGGAGTCATCGGATATCTTGGCTCCACTCGCATCAGTCCAGCGAATCCTTGCATCGAGGAAGCCATTCAACTCGACATCGGTGAAGAGACACCCATATATGAGACGGATAGTTATGGAGTCAAAATCGCATACAGGGCAAAACGAACATCTGAAACGAAGGTTCGATACTTTGAATTCTTTGATGTGGACAATGCTGATGGTTCCATTTCCCGGAAGGATTTGTACACTGTGGACTATGTGTGTCAGTATAAGGTGAAGAAACGACGACGCATGCCATGGGAACCCGATAGCACAACGTAACACAACTTCTGCCGGAGGTGATGTGATGAACTTCTCAAATCACACATCACCTCCGGCACACTCTCGATGAAGCAGGTGACATCGAACTCATGCCTATCAATTGGCCCACTGAAGAGCATGTAACATCAATACTTCGACGACATACGGTGGCGGCACTTCAGAAGAAGACACCCAGAGATGGTGCTACTATCAACCTACGAGGACTTCTCGATGGATGCATTCGCGCCATCTATTATGAGATGAATAACTATCCAACAAAGATTGTCAACACAGAAAACGTTCTTGTCGAACTCACCTGGCTGGGTGCGGTGGGCGATCTCCTGCACAAGAAGATGCAAGATGTGCTGGGACTCACAGAACAACCATACACAGAAAAGCTCTACAAGTTCAAGTCCTTTGCACCACTTGTCATCTCCTGTAAGTGTGATGGATATGATACAAACACAAATATCCTTTATGAATTCAAAACCAAAGATAAAGATGTTATGAAATTGAAAGCGCCTATTGAAGTGGAATTGTGGCAGGGTTTGTTATTGTCATTCTTCTTCCGGAAAGAGTTGAATCTTCCTGTTGCTGGATATTGTATGGTCTATATCGATCGTGGATCCTGCAAACGCCGATTCTTCTACTATAATCTGATGGATATAACTGATCCCATGTATATCGATGTGGGCAACGCGATTGCGCCACTCTGTGACAAAATCCAAACTATCAGAGACTTCATCTCTTCAAAAGAAGTTCCACCCATGACACACCCGTTCATTAAAACTCATGCTTACGGAAAGGTCATGTGTCTCGAGTGTCCGTATATGATAAGTTGTCGTGGCCACGGCAACACAATTGTCGGTTAAAATGGGGAGGTCGATCACGTCATGTTCTCAAGTCCTCGGAGTATCCGTCTCGCTTTGCTCGTGTGGATCATTCTCATGGCAACACTGTTCATGCATTTCGATTTGGTTTCAGACACCGTGGGTGCATGGTTCATCGCAGTGGTGACACTCGGGTTCCTCGACTTCGAGCTCATTGTCGGAGCGTTGCAAAACTTCTGTTCCTCCTGGAAAGAACCGCGTAAACCACATCAGAATCGACTTGGCAAATAATGATACTCTCATATTGTTTAGTGTGTTCTGAAGGGATGTGAGACTTTGTGTGCTAAACGAAGACGCACATCTGATGATGCACCAAAGCTTCAGATTGTTGGCGCGCCTCCAGTTACACCAGATCCATCCACCGCTCCGCCTGTACGGAAAACATCTCCATGGGTCGATCTCCGGAACTGGATGAATCATCCTGATGCATCGGTTGTTGTCAATGTCCCTATCCCAGCAAAAGAAGTCCTACACCATTCCGATGCGGATCTTAATGCATGCGTCCTCTGTGAGATCCTATTCAACGACATTCTGATGGGACATGCCCTCAAAGCCACATATTCGGGGTATGCGGCAAAGAGCTTCGCTCTCAACAAATACATGCCGCAATCCAATCGAACACAGGACTTCTACAATGCAAACAACGATGGTCCTACACTGAAACCAAAAGAGTGGCAGGAGATCCGATCTCGACATCCCGAATTGAAGACCACCGACAAAGCTTCTATGCTCCGATTGTATACACAAGCTGAACTCGATGCGCTTCGTGGAGTCGTCCAATCATGCACATCCAAAGAAGCACATGAACTCTATCGTTCTACTTTTGGTGAGGAGGCACAATCCGTGGACGTCAATACACGAGGTGATCTCTATCAGTCCATCATGGCAAGTCTTCAGTTCGGATGCAAAGGGTGTTCCAGTTGTAAGCTTGATGCATCCATGTCTCAATATGTTGTGGCGGATATCACTCAACAGAACGCTGATGCAAGCTTGAAGGATATCCGCGTCCTATTCCTCGGAGAAGCACCCGCCACCGAAGAAATCAAACACCGCATTCCATTCATCGGGCGATCGGGTGACATCCTTCGAGGAGCACTTTCCGTGTTGGGGATCCCCATCGAAAATACACTCATCACAAACACATGCTTCTGTTTCCACGCCCCCGGTAACAAGCCCACACCCACCGAGATATATCGATGCTTCGTTCAAGTCGAGGCAGTGATCAAAGCACTCCCAAATCTCAAGGTCATCGTTCCCATTGGTGGAACGGCGATGTCTCGTCTGGGTATCACCACGTCGGTGCTCGATAATGTGGGGAAGGTTGCTCGGTACAACAAGATCCTGGTTTACCCAGTTCCACATCCCTCGTGGTTGTTGCGCACCGGGAAAGGTGTTCCTGAGCTTGTGGATGCCATGCGCGGATTGCTTCCCATCCTCAACGAAGACAAATCTGTCAAGGTACCCAAGGACCGTCAGTTTTCAGGGGATGCGGTACTCTCTCATTTGTCCAGGAACCAGACTGGGATGCCCATACCCACGCAGGATGAAGGTCCCACCGAGGCTTCCGCTATAACACCTCTATACTCCGCCCCAGTGGTCTATCAATCCCCACAACGTATTTATGACATACAGGGGGTCCGACAGACCGTAGGGACAGGTATGGCGGTGGTAGGGGTGGGAAAACCAACCAATTCCACGGCGCCTGGGTACATCGTGTTTCGGAAGGGGAATGTCAAGCAACTCTTCTACATCAACCCCATGGTGGAGTACTACACAAGCAAACCTGGCGACTGGGCATCTCAACTCAATGCCATCGAACCCATCAGCAATTTGGTACCACAATGTGTGGCCTTCGATAAACTTCGGAACATGCAGCGGCAACATGTATCGAATGCGATGGCTTGTTATAACAGCGACTACAACCTTTCCACATATGCGTTGACACAACTCAAAACGAAGTACGAATATGTGGAGGACGAGTCCATTCAGCCACGCATCTGGTATCTCGATATTGAAACTGAGAAGGATGCTATTCGGGTGACCAGCGAATCGACCAACGTTCAAGCGAAGCTTCGACTTGCATCATTCTTTGACACATATGACAAAGCGTTCTATGTTGTTGTGGTGAACTCCAACGAGAATCGTGGACAGAATATATCCATCGAACCCATCACTACAACAATCAACAAAAACACGATGGAGTTCCCCGTACACATCGAACGAGTCGAAACTGATTATGAGGCGATTCAGTGGCTTCAAAAGAAACTCATCGATTTGGATCCCGACCTCATTACAGGGTGGAATGTGGAATCGTTTGATATGACGTTCCTTGTCAAACGGGCCGAGACACTGGGCATCATCCTTGGGAACAAGTATGGTAAGTTCTCGTTCATCAACTCGAAACGCGACAAGCGGTTGCTGACCTTTGTGGTGTGCGACGGGATTGCCATCCTTGACTATCTGGTGCTCTATAAATATCAGATTCTCAAGAAGAAGGAAACATATCGACTGGATTATATTACAGAGATCGAACTCGGTGCGGATAAGAAGAAGGACGTTCTCGAATATGATCATGATATCATGTACCATCAGCATCTGAATGCCTATGTGCATTATAACATCGTGGACGTTCTTCGAGTCTATGAACTGGAGTGCAAACTCAACTACATCACCTTCAATGTGGAACTCTGTCGCATTTGCAATATCGGATGGTCGGACATCTTTTCAAAGATTCGACTCATCGATGGCATCGTCTATCAGTTCACATTGAGCCGGGGATTGGCGGCTACACAAAAGATTCGACCCGTGGAAGCCGCTGCTCGTGGATTGGAAGATGATATTCCACTTGCCTCCGAATCTGATAGTTATGAAGGTGCGTCGGTGCTCGAACCACAGCCGGGCCTCTATGAAGGTGTCGTGGATCTTGACGCCACATCGCTGTATCCCACCATCATGATTCGGTACAACATGCTGTGTGACACATATGTGGGATCCATCTCTCCCGAGCATGCCACGGCATATCTGTACAATCCGTCGGCTCTTCCAGAAACATTCACATTCAAGAATCCCATCGGACAGACGGTGGAAACCAATGCGTTGGCATTGAAGGAGTATCTGACGGACAAGATCCTCATTGCCGAGGGCATGATCTATATGAAGCCCGAGAAACGATCTTCGATCATCTCGGAGATCCTGATGTACCTCATCGGACAGCGTGCTCATTATCGGAAACTGTTGCGGGATGCCAAGCAAGCACAGAACTCCTATTTGTCCGATCGATATGAAGTGCTCCAATATGCCTACAAACAGCTGGCCAACAGCATCTATGGTGTCATGGGGACCTCGGTGTATCGATTGTCGGATAAAACTACCGCAGCAGCGATTACTGGAGCTGGGCGAGAACTCATTCGACTCAGTGCACATTTTGCTTCAAGATATATTCAGAAGATCATTGACGAGAAACGACTTGACATCCCATATGATGTGTTTGAATTGAGTGTACCATCTATTGAAGCGCTTGCAGACATTGCCCAAAGAAAATATGTAATATACGGCGACAGTGTTGTGGGTGATACAACGATTGTAATCAAACGTGCAGACAATACAGTTCATCGTATTCCAATCAACAGTTTGTTTACACATGTTGATCAAATGTCGACCGACGGCAAAGAGTATTGCTTCCTAGAGGATGTGTACGCTCTTACGAAAGTTGATGACGACAATCTCGATTTCCGTAAAGTTCCATATGTTATGAGGCATGCGAGAGGGTCTAAACGATTGTTTGATGTCAATATCACATCTAATTGGAAGGTTGTTGTCACAGAAGATCACTCGTTGATCTGGAGGGACACAAAGACAAATGCGGATGTGTGTGGAGCGCCATTAGATACAACATCCGATCGTAAGTTGATCACATACACCGACGATCAACATATGTTGTACAGGCTGCCATCAAGTATCACCGAAAGCACAAGAACAGATGAGTATGTGTATGATATCGAAGTTGAAGGCACACATACATTTTTCGCCAATGGCATTCTTGTTCACAACACCGACTCATTGTTTATTAATATAATGCCCGCGGTAGAAGCAGTGTATCCAAACGTTGTGGACAAATCCGAGAAGTTTCAGAAGGCTTGGGAAATCATCGGATGCATCGGTGATTACATCAACAAGTATATTGTCATCGAGCTTTTGAAACGCAAGGGCATCGATCCAGAAGATTCCATGAAGCATCACAATTTCAACTTCAAGCAGGAGATCGTTATGGCCACATCGATCTTCTTCAATGTGAAGAAACAATATGCATATCGAGCAGTTATGGACAAAGGTGTGGCGGTGAACGATCGGGTCATCAAAGGACACGAAGCCCAGAAGTCCGATACACCTCGGGCGATTCGGGGAGCACTCTCGGACCTGATCAATTATCTGCTCGACTCCTATGATCCCACACAGATCGCCAGTTCTCAAGCGGGACTTGCGGCCATCTACAACAAGTACTATACTGAGTATGATCGGTTGCTTGCGGAGGGTAGTGTTTTGGCTGCACGACCGGTTTCTGTGTCTCAGGAGTTCGAAGAGTTCACCACCGCACAGGCCACACTCAAGGGGATGTTGTTGTATTCGTTGTTGTATGGGTACGAGTTCCGAGCAGGATCGAAGGGGTATCTTTTCTACATCAAACATATCAACTTTGATGCGTTTGGGACCAATGTCATGATTCTGTTGGATCAGGCCAAAGCGAAGTACCCCAACTATCCATGGCTCCAACGGATGACTGAACTCGATGGATCTGTGGTGGTCATTCCCCAAGAAACCGAGCACCTTGATACAAACATCTTTACTGTGGATCGAGCCTATATGTTAGCCAACTTCCTTCAGAAACGGGCGGAAAAAATATTCAATGTTGTTCACATGTCGGTACCCGGTAGTACACAGCCCACAATGAACTCGTTGCTCTCGTGGGATCAAACTAATGGGTCCACACCGAGAACATCTTCAAAGAAGACGTCCGCGAAAAAGGTCAGTACTTCGATTCGTATTTGTATGTGAGAGGGAGGAGCATAATAATGTCTATCACACAGATTGCCTTGGATGTGCTTGAAACTGGATACACCGTTCAGGGGGAAGGTATCCACATGGGTGTTCCCATGACACTCATCAGAGTGCGGAATTGTAATCTGCATTGCGATTTCTGTGACACAAAAGAAAAGATGGACAAGAAGGGTGTACCGTTTCGGTTCTCGGACTATATTGAGTTCATCGACAACCAGCCAAAGAACAGCATCATTCCCACAACGAACGTTATGCTTACAGGTGGGGAGCCGATGATGTACCCCACTGAGCTCATGGCATTCATCACGCAGTGGTCCATGTACTCTCGGCGTGACTCGATTTGCAATGTTGAAACGAATGGACTGAATCTGTTTCAGCTCTATATGTTTCTGGAATCGAATCTCCGACGATATCCGAGCCATGTGTACACCATTTCGTGTAGCCCGAAAACCTTTGCGCAACATGAGTATAAGAATCTCGCCAACGCGATGCAGCTCATCAAGTACAATGCGGATCCCGAGTATGTCCATAGGATCCTGACATTCAAGCATGTGGTGTCGAGTGAGATGGCGGAAACGGTGACGCGGACGGTGTGTATGATTCAGAGTGCGCTTCCCGAGCTTCCCACCATTAACAACATTGTTATGCCCATGGGAACCACCGTCAATGAGATCAATGATGCGATGCCGCATTGTATGGCTCTTGTCCGCACCCATGGATGTCGTATGTCGAGTCGACTGCATATCGTTCACAACGACACCATCGCTCTGTGATCCAACATCATATCCCCATGGGAGGGATGCGGCTCCTCCCATGGGGAATGTGCCGTTCTCGAAGGAGGGACATCTGTGGCTACAACGTATCCAAGCACACCGAGTTCGGGTATTGTCTCCGCGGGTATCGTCACATACCTGAATCGTATGGACTCACTCAGTGGCTGGAATAATCTTCCGAAGCATGATCGATTTGAGGATCCTATCAGTCAGCGCATTCACAACATCCTGGAGTGTTATGGGTCCTTTGTCATCAAACCGAGTTTGATCAAAAAGAAGGATTCGTTGCACACCAAGGCCGTGGAGCTTCTTACAGATATCCGATCTCGGATGCCCGCGGAGAAGCATATGTTCATAGACAGCGGTGGGTTCCAGATTGTAGGTGGACGACTGCGGGATTCCATCAATGTGGCGCTTCCCAACCTCATCGACATCTACACACGGTTCATTGCCGAGTCCGATCAAACGTTTCCAAACACATCATATTTCTATCTGGACATTCCGCCGGTGTTTGGCATCACGCCTTCGGAGTCTCGGACATACATGGACATGTTTCACACCAAGCTCATGGAACGCACTGTGTCAAATGGTCGACATCGACAACTCTTCTTTATCTACCAAGCAAACTCCCCTATCTCGTTTCGAGTCTTCCGATCCTTCCTCAAGGACAACAATATCGCTTCCCAGCTCGATTCGCACAAATGGGCCATGGGTGGTTTAGTGCCTATCAATATGAACGACTTCTCATTGTGGATCCGACCGTATATGATCCCACTGTTTGAAATCATTCCCCATGAGTATCAATATCTTCGGTCGGGTGGAGAAGTGTGCTATCATGTGCTGGGTGTGAGCAGCATGTTTGACTTCCTGCTGTTCTGCTGGATGATTGTGTTCAACGAGTATCACAACTTCAATCTGAAGCTGACATTCGATTCTACCACATCAATCTATCTGGCCACGAAGAGTGGGATTGTGCATCACATCGATCCCGATACCCAGGCCGTGGTACCTGTTTCCTTTGGATATTCTGAAATTATGAAGTACAACACGAATCGATACAATCGGGATTATATTGCCGACATCCTTAACACGGTTCGGACTTCCGTGGGGACAGATGAATCCTATCTGGCGGATCCATCCACGTGGTTCGATGAGAACAATCGATGGACCGCGGGCTTCCTGTGCTCCATGTGTGCATATGAGTTCTCAGCATACGCTCATGTGTTCCATGTGATGCTTGATCACTTCCGACGGAACAAACTTTGTGTACTCCAGGATGATATGAGGGATCTGGTGGACATGAGCATCAGCATCCTCAAACAACTGGGTGCCATGCCCAAGGACTTTGCAAGATTCCAGAAAATGACACTCAACTCTTTGATGCGTTCTTTTGTCGAGTATAAAACCCTCATGACCACTGGGCAACCATCGAAACCCACGGACCATGTTGTGGATACCACCATGGCAAAGTTTACGTCGCTGAATACCGATATGATGTCCGCCATGTGATCACCACCTAGGCATCACATCGTGAGGAGTTGTTGGAGACGATGGGAGAGACATATCTAGATTCGATTACCTCGGAACAGATCAGGCGATTTATATCGGGAGATCGATCATTCTTCGACTCGAAACTCATCGAGTCGGTATCGCGAATTGTTTTTGGGAAGTGTGTTGATCCCGAGGCGTCGGGTCGCATTACTGACGTGGTGTTAACATTTGCGAGTCTGTGTAAGAAATATGCACAGTATGAGAATCGGTTTGGTGAGATCGTTTCCCTAGATGCTGTGGATCGTGCACTGATCCAAACGATTCACACCATCTCCGCGGGGTATATGGCTACACAGCGTTCGATCACACCCAACGAAGTTTATGCGGAATTTCGGAAGACGTTGGCATCATCGCAGTTCAAGATGTTTGTGGAAGCGGATCCCAGTATGGCTACAAAGATTCAATCGTTCATTGAATCCACAACCATTGATTCGAAACAGATTGAAGACACACAGGTCTTCATCGAAAACAAAATCGCTGTGGTTGATGTGCTTGAACAGATTGAATCGTATACATCGTTTCTTGAAACAGGAGCCATGACATGTACCACACTCGATGATTTTGTGACAAAGTTCTCTCGAGTGGTGAATGATGCCTCAGCAAGTCTTTCGAATATTGTTGATGTGCGGGATGATGAGGGGTCGCTCAGTGATGCACTTCACGGATCGTTCTTCAAGGAGATCATTGCTAATGACAAGGACCGACTCAAATGTGGGATCAATATCATTGATGCGGTACTTGGTGGTGGGTTTGACAAAGCTCGTGTCACCATGTTTGCAGGGAAAACGGGTGGTGGCAAATCCACCATGCTTATCAATGTGGCGTATGGCATGCTCAAGACGTTGAATGGCATGTACTTCTCGGAGATCGATATCCTGCAGAACGATGCGGCCTTTGATATGATTCTTTCAACATTAAAGAAGTATGTTCAACAAACTCGGGATGCCGCACCCAAACGAAAGAAACTCATTCTCTATGTGACACTTGAAAATATGAAGACCGAAACCATCAAACGTATCCTCTGCCGGATGGGTTTGATGCCCAACATCATCTGGACATTGCTTGGCCGAGATCATCGGTTGGCGGAGATCCTTACTACAAAGGGGTTCAAACTGACACGAACGGATCTGCCACCACATATGGAAGAGAAGCTCGCTACTCGAATCATCAACATGTGCTCCCTCATCCAGTTTATGTTGCACGATGGCGCCAATGCGGAACTGAAAGTGGTTTGGCAGCCACCGATGACAATCACATCATATAACTTGTTTCTGCTTTCAAAGAAATATGAACGCATGGGCTATGATGTGATGGCGACGTTTGTGGATTACCCAGACAAGATGCGTGCCATCGATACGGGATCAAAAGCGCACACTGATCAGAATTGGCTCGAACTTGGAACAATCATTGATAACCTGAAAACTCTTTCAAAACAAATCGAGCAGAATCGAGTCATTTGTGTCACACAGGTGAATCGAGAAGCCAACAAAGGGGATCAGAAGGTTCTGAAGGGCGGAGCGACTTCTGGATCCATCCACAAAGAGTACAATACTGACACCTATATTTCCCTGGCGTTCAAGAGTGATGATGATTTGGATCTCGAAACCCAGTACAAAGAATTCAAGATGCATCAACATGTGCTTTATTCGCAGCGTCGATCGATCTTTAACCAGCTCATCTCTTCGGGGGATGATGCGTCGTTCAAATCCACCGAGCGACAATTCAATGCGGTGATGCAGAATATGTTACGGTCCTCGGATATCATCACCATGCGACTTGGGGTACCAAAGATTGCACAGGTTGCATCATATGTCACAAAGAACCGCGACGGTGTGAACGATTTGACCTTTGAGCTCCACATTGTCTATGGTATGTATATGATCACGGACTCGTTTGAGGAAGCACTCGAGTCCGCAAAATATGCCACAGAGACGTATGCCATGCTGGTGGAGTATATGTACACCGAACATCTGATTGGTGGAGAAGCCTATCAGATGTGTCGATATATGGTGTCTCAGTTTATGGCAAAGTATAATGAGCAGAAGATGAGATGTACAAGTCAACTTGATCAGTCCGTTTCGACATATCGGTTGACCACAAACAATGCCATGAGGAGTATGCCCACAACGAATCAGTGGGCCGCGCCCATTTCACCAATTAAACAATCACATGATGGAACGATCATACCAAGTACAAAATTGGTACCACCCGCCGCAGCTTATGCGGAACACGAGGAACAAACTTCGGTTTCGCCTCCCGTGATACCAACATTCCAGCAATCCACGGACGAGCTCATCTAATGAAAGGGGAGACATACTGGTGTCCTTGCCACTTTGTGTACACGCCACCACATATGTAGTGCCACAAACCTTGGACATAACCGCCACCATCGAGATGTCCTATGAGTTTGATTTTGTACCCACAAATGAGCGACCATATTCAAACCGGTGCATGTTGGATGGGTCATTCATCAACACAACTAAAGTGATCACTTCAGAAGCGGAGATGCAGTCCTATATCAGTTCGCTTCCCACGGATAATTCTCGGACGTATGTGCTCATGGTGTGGCCCACATCACTCAATGAGGATGCTCGTTTATCTGTCGCGGGCAAGTTTGTGTATATGGATCTGAACAGTGTAACCACCCCGAAACATGTGGGGTGGTGTATCACACGCGGATGTATCAATCAGTCGGGAGTACAGATTATTGCATTTCGTTCCGACTGGACGGATATGGTATTTGCCGACACCAATCTCATTTTGCCTGATTGGAGTGTGAATGACTATGATGAAGTGCAGTCTGCTGAGCCACACTGCTGATCCCGATCGTGTTGTTGCCACCGCACACAAGCTCTGTTACAGCAACGAGGATCCCGAATCTATCAGTGTCAATCTCACCACCGAAGAAATCGAACGACGGCTTGGATCCATCGTGGCTTCGGGGCATATGTCTGTGTTGGAGCATGCACATTTTACTTTTGCCATTTGGGGTATTAGCCGGATCTGTAGTCACCAGTTGGTGCGGCATCGTACTTTTAATTTCACGCAGCGGAGTCAGAGGTATTGTTATGTGCAAGATCCATGCATTATGCCGCAAAGTGTTTCTGAAGATCAGGACGCGACAAAGATCTTCGAAGATGTGAATCAGTATGTTCATGATGCTTATATGAAACTGATTGATGAGTATCATGTCCCAAAAGAAGATGCACGGTTTATCCTTCCCCATGGTCAACAAACTGCTCTTGTTGTAACAGCAGATGCTCGGAATCTGTTCAACTTTTTCAACATGCGACTTGGCGTAATGAAGGGTAACAAACCACAATGGGAAATCAAAACCCTCGCATGCAAGATGTTGAAATTAGTAAAGCAAGCGGCGCCAACAATTTTTGCAGCATATACCGTTCCACTAGATCGCTGAGTTGAAGGAGGAGGATGGGCTCATGCGAGTATGTCCTCTGCCAACTTGCGTCGCACCAACCTATCGGGCGCTGACCTATCGGGCGCTGACCTATCAGATGCCTTTCTTCCATTAGCACGTCTTTCCAAGACAAATCTATCAGGTGTGGATTTGAAAAATGCGGATCTGTACCATTTATAAGTTTGGCGTGGAAAGGCGGCAAACAAACTGATTCGTTCAAAAGAGACTTGTGTGGTGCAGGTTTAGAAGGTTTATCTTATAAGGGGGGATAAAAATTGAAAATGGAAAAAAAATCTACGAAAAAAATATCTATAAAACAATTAGAAAAGATATTATCGGAACACATGTTGTGGCGGAAAGGAATAGGTGGATCAAAAGCAGACTTGTCTGGAGCAAACTTGTCTAGAACAGACTTGTCTGGAATAGACTTATCGGGTGCAGATTTATACGGTGCAAATCTATCAGGTACTGACCTATCATACGCAAATCTATCAGGCGCAGATCTATCAGGCGCCAACCTTTTCAAAGCCGATTTCTACGGTGCCAACCTATCAGGCGCAAACCTATCAGGTGCACTTTTAGGAAATGCAAAACTGTTCAATGCAAACCTATCAGGTGCGAACCTATTGGGTGCTGGTTTGGAAAATGCAGATCTACCCTATGCCAACCTATCAGGCGCTGACCTATCGGGTGCACTTTTAGGAAATGCAAATCTGCACAAAGCTGACCTATCAGGTGCGAATTTGAAAAATGCGGATCTGTCCCATGCCGACCTATCAGATGTGGATTTGAAAAATGCTAATATGTCTGATGCGAATATGTTCTATGCCAACCTATCAGGTGCTGACCTACCAGGCGCCAATCTTACACAGGCTGATATGCGCAATTCCGATCTTACCGATGCTATTCTTTTAGGGGCGACTTTAGATGGGTTGATGCTTTCAGGTGCCAATCTGTCAGGCACTGACATTTTCTTGGATCATATGGGGGACATGGATACAATCACCACTCCTGCGATAACAGGCATTTAATGCATCCCTTTTCCTTTGGTCGGAACGAAAAGCGGATGCGTAAAAATTAGGAGGGGATGAAAATGGAAAAAAAATCTATAAAAAAAATATCCAAAAAACAACTAAAAAAGATATTATCGGAACACATGTTGTGGCGAAAGAAAATAGGGGGATCAAAAGCAGACTTGTCTGGAATGGATTTATCTGGAATAGACTTATCGGGTGTATATTTATACGGTTCAAATCTATCAGGTGCTGATCTATCAGGTGCGAACCTATTGGGTGCTGGTTTGGAAAATGCAGATCTACCCTATGCCAACCTATCAGGCGCTAACCTATCCGGTGCCAACCTATCAGGTGCCAATCTATCAGGTGCTGACCTATCCGGTGCCAACCTATCAGGTGCCAATCTATCAGGTGCTGACCTATCAGGTGCCAATCTATCAGGTGCTGACCTATCAGGGGCCTTTCTACCATACGCACATCTTTCCAGGGCGAATCTATCGGGTGCACTTTTAGAAAAAGCAAATCTGTACAATGCTGACCTATCAGGTGCTGACCTATCGGGTGCTGACCTATCAGGGGCCTTTCTACCATACGCACTTCTTTCCAGGGCGAATCTATCAGATGCGAATTTGAAAAATGCGGGTCTGTCCTATGCCAACCTATCAGGTGCGGATTTGTCAGGTGCGCTTTTAGGAAATACAAAACTGTACAATGCAAACCTGTCAGGTGCCAATCTATCAGGTGCTGACCTATCAGGTGCCAATCTATCAGGTGCTGACCTATCAGGTGCCTTTCTATCAGATGCGCTTTTAGTAAATGCAAAACTGTACAATGCCAACCTATCAGGTGCTGACCTGTCCGGCGCCAACCTATCGGGTGCACTTTTAGAAAAAGCAAATCTGTACAATGCTGACCTATCAGGTGCTGACCTATCGGGTGCTGACCTATCAGGGGCCTTTCTACCATACGCACTTCTTTCCAGGGCGAATCTATCGGGTGCGAATTTGAAAAATGCGGGTCTGTCCTATGCCAACCTATCAGGTGCGGATTTGTCAGGTGTAAATTTGGAGGCGACACGCCTGTGCAATACCAACCTATCAGGTGCCAATCTATCAGGTGCTGACCTATCAGGTGCCAATCTATCAGGTGCGGATCTGCACCGTGCAAATCTATCAGGTGTGGATTTGAAAAATGCGGATCTGACCCATGCAAATCTATCAGGCGTCAATCTGTCGAATGCCAATCTTACACATGCTGATATGCGCAAATCCGATCTTACCGATGCTGTTTTTTCTGGGGCGACTTTAGATGGGTTGATGCTTTCAGGTGCCGATCTTTCGGGTACTGACATTTTCTTGGCGCCTATGGGGGACATGAATAGAATCGCCGCCCCTGCGATAACAAATATGTAATTCTTCCCTTTTCCTTTAGCCGGAAAGAAAAGCAGATGCGTAAAAATTAGGGGTAGGATGAAAATGGGGAAAAAATCTATGAAAAAAATATCCAAAAAACAATTAGAAAAGATATTGGCGGAACACATGTTATGGCGGAAGGAAGTAGGCGGATCAAAAGCAGACTTGTCTGGAACAGACTTGTCTGGAATAGACTTATCGGGTGTAGATTTATACCGTGCAAATCTATCGGGTGCGGATTTGTCAGGTGCAAACTTGTGCCATGCACAACTAAAAGCTGTCAACTTATGTGGTGCAAACCTATCAGGCGCAAATCTATCGGGTGCTGGGGTGTACTGTGCGGATCTGTCCTATGCAAACCTATCGGGTGCTAGTTTGAAAAATGCGGATCTGGCCCATGCGAACCTATCGGGGGCACTTTTAGGAAAAGCAAATCTGTACAAAGCAAACCTATCAGGCGCAAACCTATCAGGTGCCAACCTATCAGGTGCATTTTTAGGAAATGCAAATCTGTACCATGTTGACCTATCCGGTGCTGACCTATCAGGTGCGAATTTGAAAAATGCGGCCCTGGCGCATGCCGACCTATCAGATGCAAAACCGTACAAAGCAGACCTATCGGGCGCTGACCTATCAGGTGCCAACCTATCAGGTGCAAATCTGTACGAAGCTAACCTATCAGGTGCCGACCTATCGGGTGCCAACCTATCAGGTGCCGACCTATCGGGTGCTGATTTGTCAGGTGCAAATTTATCTGATGCTAACCTATCCGGTGCGAACCTATCAGGTGCGCTTTTAGGAAATACAAAACTGTACAATGCAAACCTGTCCGGTGCCAATCTATCAGGTGCCAACCTATCAGGTGCCAACCTATGGGATGCCCTTCTACCATCCGCATGTCTTTCCGAGGCAAATCTATCAGGTGCTGACCTGCACCATGCCAATCTATCAGGTGCCAATCTATCAGGTGCGGACCCACTAGATTGCTGAGTTGAAGGAGGAGGATGGGCTCATGCGGCTGTGGCATCATGAGTTGCTTCCGTTTCTGTTGAGTCAGCGGATTCTTGGTCAGCATCGTGAGTGTTGCGCTCTTCGTGGAAATTGTTGGGGAAAGAAACACTCCACTGTTGATTATGTTTTTGACCACAACCCGATGCGACTCTTTTCTTATCATAAGCGGGTGATGTATGAATTTGATCGACGTGGATTTCATATAACCGAAGAATGGAGGCACCCCACATATCGGGGTCAACATTGTTCTCCGTGGGATGTGGACGATCTTGATTCCGAGGCAACACAACCGTACACCGAACACGATGATGATTATTTGCGGAAATGTTTGAACATCCTCAATCGGTGTGGGGTATCATTGACGTTCGATGAAGTAACACGTCGACGAACCATGATATAACACAAATAATCTGTTTGTCTATACTCCCTCTCTCGGTGGGCAAACGGTGACGCGCATAAATCAATCCAAAAACGAGGGAGTGTGAACTCCACCCATGAGTATCAGCACACGACAAAAGCATGTGCTTGTTGGTGTCCTTGTTGTTTTTGCGTTCGCCATATGCGATGCGGTTTCTGTTTATGTTGCGAAACAATCGGTGAACGCACTTGCTGCGACGTCCGTGGACATCTTACCGTCAGATGAGCGGGAACAGCAGCGCATTCGTCACACCAACATGAGATCGTCGGCATCGTTATCTACGTTGTTGATCTTGGATCGGAAGCATGTGATGATTAACTTCATCAAGGAACAAAACCCATCGATCTCAACAAACGATGCATCGAAATTCGCTCAGTACTTCGAAGAAGCGGGGCGGATGTTTGCAATTGATCCACTATTGTTATGCGCTGTTGCTCGTGTTGAAAGCACATTTCGATGCAGTAGCGATAATGGTGTACATCGTGGGTTAATGCAGATCAATTGGGGTCTGCATAACAGAACCAAGGGCATCACAAACGCCTTTGGTCACATCAAAACGCTCAAAGATGTTTTCGAACCAAGAAATAATATCCATGTTGGAGCATATCTCTTATGGTGCAAGAAACAATGTTCTCGTGACAAAAGTATCGACACAGCAATCGCGATGTATGGCAATGGTGTTTCTTATCGAAAACGAGTGCTGAAGTTTTATTCTGTGCTCAAGAAGAATAACAAAGAACAAACAGCGCAACGCACTCGCGTTGTGGCAACAATGAAATAACGGGAATCACGCGGTGAGAGGTCTGGAATCGATGGTCGTCGCAAGAGGGAGCGACTTCATCGATTCCAGACCAGATCTCTCGTGTTTTCACCTAGGTGCCCGTTTCATTTTTTGAATTGTGTTTTGGATCGATGTGCCCAAGGATGGGACTTTATCAAATGACTTTCTTGGGAGGGGGTATGTTTTTGGATTATGTTCAAGTGATGAATCATACGATCTATCACGTAGATATGTGTTGTGTGCATTTAGATATTCACTCATGAGACTTTGGATGTTGTTGAATGGAAGATGTGGACATAGTTTTTTAAGGTTAGCAAGTCCCGTGGGATTGCTTCCCCATCCATTTCGTTTGAGCAGTTCCGCCGCAATGGGTGCGGTGATGTTGCTTGGTTGTGCCGGTTCTCCCAAGCGAGTCATAGCATTAAGATGAGCCAACAGATCTTTTGTGGAGGTGTGGTTTGTAAGCAATCCACGAACTCGGTTTTCCATATAGGTTGGTTGTTCAAGAGTCTCGTTTAACAGTCGATATGCATGGTTTCGCAGAATATCAGATTCGGATTGATTCTCCAGGACAGAGTTCGCAATCATTTGAGTCTGCAGATGCATTTGATTCGTTGCATCAAAATAACACTCGGCGGTTTGGATTGTTGGGATTTTTCCCATCTGGACAACAACATCCATCGTGGTTTCGATAAGAGCCGACACCTGGTGATTTTGTGGGTGTTGTTGCATATACATGATCAAGAATGACATATCTTGTTTGATCATAGATGTTCTGGTCATCGTGATGAATCATTCCCCTCAACATACGTCGCGAGATGTGGTAATAATTCATACCATGGTGCAATTATATGTGTTTCATTATTTATATTCATTATGATATGTGGGATGAACGAATGTAGCCGAAATCGTGATGATGGAAGAATCATGGTGTAGGGTGTTCGTAGATATGTTCGTGTCATGCATAAAAGCACCAGCGGCTCGATGTTCGGAAATTCTGTTTCATATTTCCGTCGAGCTTGAGTCACCTGATCTATCCACCCGAGAACTTCTTTTGTGGGAAAGGGCCATATGTTGTCAAGAGAGAGTGATGCTCGTTTCTTGCATTCTACGAGGATGGGATACTTGATCCAGTCGCTGAATGTGATGTCTGCGAACTCGATGGCACGAATGCCGCTGCTTCCCGCACGGTAACATTCAAACTTTGAAAGACCAAGCACAGATCGGAGATCCATGGCGATTTTGTTTTCGAATGTGACTCCGATCTGTTTGCTTTTGCTTGACATACTCAATCACACCCTTCTATTTTAGAACACAAATGGATCGTCGTCGGGAGGAAACAGCTGACTGATCAATGTCGGTGTGGGGTCTGCGATCATATCGCGCAACATCAGAATGGTGTTTTTGATGTGCGGATAGTTGTCCATATCAGGCATATACTGCAGATGGTTGATCATGCGAAGCACCATATCGCGACTGACGGGTATGTTGTAGACGGGTGCGTCGTCGATCGAAATCGAAACAGATGAAGCGATTTCATTTAGCTTTGTGAATTTTTGAATCACGAGATCGAGTGCATGGTCGTCGGTTTCATGAAATATTTTGGGAAGAAATCCACCCTGTTCTTTGATATGTTGATAGATTTTGTACAACCCGAAGATACCCACGGTGGCGAGAGCAATATTTTGCAGTCCACTAATTGATGAGAGTATGTTATTTTTATTAATTGCCGAAAAAGCCGCAGCAACCTTTTCACCAAAAAACTTATCAGCTGCGCTGATTGTCTTCACAATCGACGCTAAGATTGATGAACTATCTTCATTTAACGCTCGGTGCGAGTTGTTCCAGGAACGTTTGCGCGCGATAGACATAAATCATCACGGCTCCAATAATGATATCAACTCTGCGATACAAGTGGTTGTGTTGGGTCAGCGTTTTTTGCTCGCTCTAGAATGGCAACCATTGCGGTAAGTTGTGCTCGGATATCTGCGGGAAGATCTTTTTGGTTGAGCATATTTTTAGCAAGAACCAGGCTGCTGTTTGCTTTTGATTGGATCTGTCGAGTTATTTGTGCCGCTCGCTGTTGATCTGCGGGATTGATTCCAGCAGCTTCCGCCTCGACCAATGCGTACAACACACGATGCATCGCTTGACAGTAGATGTTGGCTTCGTTGATGATGTTGTTTGTGTAATCGGGAACATAAGACGCGTTAACCTGCTGTTGTTGATCCGAGGACCGAGACTTACTTTTCCACGCCTTATACGCTGCGGCTAAACCCGCGACACCGAGAGCCGCAGCGCCAACTCGACCCCAGCTTCCGAGACCCACAGAATTTAAAAGTGGGTTTTCTAGCTTTCCGAGATTTTTAAGCCAAGTGTTCGCATTGCCGATATGTGTGCCAATTGTTGTTGCGAGAGATTGGAGACTTGCCAAAAATCCTCCAGGTTTTTGATCACCGGTATCTTCTGCTTCGTATAGATAACGCACGAATATCATCACCATCCCATTATGCTGCTATGCTTTGAAAAAAGGACGATCAGAGCAATCTGATCGTCCTTTTTTGTGCGAATTTTTACATCGACCCTGGTGTTTCTAAGACCGACGCGAGTTGTTGAATCTGCATCTGCATCTCTGGGGGAGCTTCTTGATAAGCAGGATCCGCAGAAATCTTCTGAAGCATCTGGATGGCGCGAGATGCATCGGTTTGAATATTTTTCACCATGCGGTTGATCCTGGATGAAATGCCAGGAGTTGCAAGAAGATCCTCCGCGCTCTGCCCGGCTTCTGCCAGAAGCATCGATACTGCGTTCATGGCTCGCTCCATTCGGTAGCTTTCCTGAATTATATGCGCAGAGAAATCTGGAATATACGCCGGCATATCAGATTCTGCGACCCCCTGTTGCTTATTCATCTTATCCCGATGCTTTTTCCATGCGTAAAATGCCGCAGCGAGTCCGCCCGCGGCGACGGCAGCAACACCAACACGAGCCCAACTTCCAAGACCGACATAATGCAAAATATTACTTTTGTCAAATGCTTTATCGAGGTTGGAATACCATACTCCTACGTTAGACACCCATTGCTGAAGCGTCATCTTGATATTATCGAAAAGAGGTATGGATATATCGTAACCATACCTCTTGGCATCATTCTCCAGCCGGAGCCTCTCTAACGCATCAGACTGCGAAAGGCTCTCACGATCGGCTAGTATCTTATCATAGTCGGCTTGTATCCTATTTCGATTGGCTTGTATCTTACCATAGGCGGTTCGGATACCCTCTAACCCATCAGACGTCGCAGGGCTCTTATAATCGACTGGCATCTTATCATAGGCGGCTCGGATACTACCTAACCCATCAGACTGCGCAGGGCTCTTATAGCCGGGTCCTATCTTACCCCCGGCGGATCTATACATCCTCTCATTGTTGGCTCGGGTCCTCTCTGACCCATTTCGACCGGCTTTTGTACTGTTGAGGAAACCCATTTTTAAAATCCTCCTTAGTATTGTTAAGCTTCTTGATCTAACATCTGTGATGCTTGCTGCATTTGCATAACAAGCTCTCTGGGCGCGTTTTTGATATCGGGATCATTGAGTGCTCTCTTGATGTCCCGTTTTCCCAATCCAACCTTTGCTTTAATAGACGCAACGATTGACTCGATTTTGTTAACAAATCCCGGAGATGTGTTGTTCGGGACATCTCCCGCTTCGCTTAACATACTCAATCACACCCTTATTTTACTATGCGGGTTGAGTAGCAAGCATTTGTGCAACAGCTTGCATCTGTTGTTTCAGATCGTCGGGTGCTTCGTCAAACCTTTTGTCTGCGAATGCTTTTTGCAGAAGCTTGATTGCGCGACTGCTGTCTTTCTGGATGCTCACAACCATCTTGTTTGCAGCTTGTTCCAATCCGCCTTTTTCCTTGATATCGGACTCATCATCGGCTTCATCAAGCATCTGCGTAATCATTTCACTGCGCTCCATCTCCATGAGCATCTCTGACGAGAACTCGGGGATATATGACGCATTGCTTGGCTGCAATCCACCTGCGCGCTTCTCTTCCTTTTCCTGCTGTTTCTTCCACGCATAGTATGCCGCTGTGAGGGCACCCGCAGCTACAGCAGCTGTACCCACACGAGCCCAGTTTCCGAGACCAACCTTGGTCAGCACGTTGTTCTGATCGAATTGTTCCGCATTAAACCATTTCGAAACATTGCCACCCCAACGATTTACTGTGCCCATAACAGACTGCCAGAATGTTGGTGGTGCGGCGGCACCGCGGCCAGCCATGGCATCTTTCGCAGCCTTCTCCTTCGCGATTTGTTCCTTAACAAGATTTTGTATTGGTGTCGCAGGACTGGGCGATACGTCTCCAGCCATAAACTTGGCACTACCATTGGCCGCATCCATGGCTGTTTGTGCGGCGCGGACCTTTGGAGCCAAGTTACGAAGTGGACCGTACTCGCGATCACTAGGACTTCTCACCATGTTATTCAGAATGGGCTTCACATTGTTCAATGGGAGTGGATGATGACGATCTGTTGCGGGCATATTCTGCCAATCTGGTCGAAACTGACCAGATGGCGTATCCGGCTGCAGAAAGCCGGCATATTGAGGATGGATATCATGTTTGTCACTTCGAAGACGTTCGGTGGCTGGTTGTGCTTGTTCCTTCGGTCCTTTTCGCCGTACCATCGGGCTCGTCCCTCCTACATCCCGGGCATTTCCTGAATGAGGCGAATCTTGTACACATTATCGAGATTCGTTTCGAGCATTTTCTTGCCCTTAAAGTTTGGGTCAGCAAGCATCTTTTCTGCAAGTTTAATGCTGGTTGTGAGGTACTCATCCAACGCCGCCTTGGTCAATTTCTTGGGCATACCATCCTTATCAGCCACACGCAACAGAGACTCTTCTTCCTCGGCGCTCTCGCTGAGTCGATCAAGGAACATGCATGTGGCATCCATGGCTTCGGCAACGGCTTCGGCGGGAACCCCACCAACTTCGTCTCTCTTTTCTTTGGCCTTTTGATAGAGTTTGTATGCCGCATAGATGCCCGCAGCACCAACCACAGCGATAACGCCGTATTTCACGGCGGCAGCATTTCCACCAAATTGTTCGTCGAAGTATTTTGACATTTTAACTGGAAGATCGCCAATACTTTTGATGAGCTTCCCGGTTTGCTCAGCGATCCACTGACCCGCACCAGTAAACGCACCAGCGATCTGTTGCCACCAACCAGGATTCGCCGCCGCATCAACCGCGGCTTTCAATCCGGATGAGGCATCAGCGGGCACCTCATGTGGTTTGCGCATCAATGTACTTCCATACTTTGCATCAGAAGGCATCTTGCGACTTTCTTCTATCTTATCCTTTCGAATAAAATCCGCAAGTTGATCTACACCCCAATAGGAACTTGGATTTTTTTTATGCTGTTCTGCCTCATTCAGGTACCGCATCATATGTTATTCACTCCTCTTGTTATTGATCGGATGTTGGTTCGTTTTGTGAACTCTGATTCGCCACATTATGTCGCTGCATTTCAAGAACACGATCATACTGTGCTTGAGTCAACACAACCTGATTCCCAAACGTGATACGTGATTGAATCTCTGGAGCGGACGACACCTGCATGGGAGTATATCCTCCACCAAATCCAGATTGTGAGAACTCCTGGAACTGATATCCATTCGAATTCAGCCAACGGCATTGTTCTTCCGTGAGTTCAAGCACCGCCGGGAGTTTGATGTTCGAATATCCGAACATGTTAAACACGCCATGGTTTTGGATGTAGATTCGTTTCTTTCCTGTCGTTGATCCCATAAGAGTATTCACCTTCTTCCGACACATCAAAAACTACTGCGGCATCCGCCAAGGAGGCGTGATGTCAAGATCCACAAGGTAGGTCTCCAAGTTCTCACGAAGCATGTTCCGCTGATCCACTGGGATCTTGTAGATGTCCAGGTTGTTGTCGTTCGCAAGAATATTCATGGCTGTACGAAGAAGCGATGGCACCGCCACAAGTTCGTTGTTTTCGTTCACCATGGCGATGGGAATCGCAAAATCCTGAATACCCATGGGGTTCGGTGACTTCTGATAGAGGTACGCCCGGGAGGCTCCCACAACATCAAATCCATCATCGGTGATCAGGTGTTCGTGAAGTGAGCTGATGGCAGAGTTCGTAGAAATCTTGCTCTCATCGATATGGCGATCGATCGGGAGTGGGAAGAAGGTCACACCGGTCCCCGAGAACCCGGCACCCGAATCAAAAAAACTTGACTTTGTGATGCTGGGTGTCTTAAAAGTGCTGTTGATATACTCGGGAGCGTTCTCATATGCCTTGGGCGTCATATCGCTGTTGCTACCCACCATGGGTTCGGTGAGTTCCGCTTCCATGAGGGCATTCATCACACCCACCGCAACTTCTGGCGCCATCATCCGTGATTCCACAAGCTCTTCAAGTTCATAAGCTCGAGATGTCAGGCTTGCATAACTCACACCGCGGCTCACTGATTCGGCGAGTGCATCAAGGCTTCGAATCAGCAGAGCCTGCTCAAGCAGTGCGGCTTCTTGCAACGCATGAGCCCGGGCATCCATCACAATCTTTACACCGGTGGCGGTTTCTTCCGCCACCGTTTGCATCTCGATGACGGAACACATGTTGCTCAGCGCATTATCAGCTTCATCAAGCGCATTCATAAGTTCGTTATATGTGTTTTCTTGATGAGCATCGTAGGATCCTGAACTCTCGTTCAAGTTTCCATACTGGGCGCCATGCAGTTGTTCCTCAAGTTCCTGAACCTTGGTCACCAACGATTCAAGAATGGCCATGGTGGCGGGATCCATATTGCTGAGATCTGTTGATTTATTCATTGGAGGATCAATTTTGTATCCGCGTTTCCGCAGTTCGTTGACCGCGGCTGTCTCTCGATTAGTCACAGGAACATCACCTCGTGTTTTTTGATCACCCAGACATGAGATCATCGTCTGGCCCGCCGACTCACTGATATCAACGCTGAGATTCACTTTCTTGCCCGCCTTGATGGCATCTTCGATGACCTTGAAGGCATCTTTCACATCAACACCCGTAGCATCGGCGGGAGCTGCTGCATCTTTTTCCATATCAGCTTTTGCAAACAGATCATCAAAATCAGTATTGCGTGGTTGTTTCTTTGGCGCATTCTTTTTTGGTTTTGGTTCTGATTTCTCATCCCCGAAATCAAGTGCGTCATCATCAATGTCTGGTGCCTTTACTGACTTTTTGTCCGCACCTTCTTCATCGTCAAGAGACAAATCGAGATCGTCGTCCTCGGTTTTCTCTTTCTTCTTGGTGCCCCCATCATCGTCCGCCTCTTGCAACGCGTACTCAAGACCCTGCAGTGTTCGGAGCATATCTTCTAAGTTTTGAGTTCGAGACATGGAATTGCGTCACCTCACAATGTGATGGAACTTCGTGTTAAAACGTCATACCCGACTCGTTGACAATGGTACCAATAGTCACCATGATGACCACGAGCGGATTCAACAACATACTCATAGCGACTATTGGTACCATTGTGACTATTTCCTTCTTCCGCTTGTAATCAATGCCAAACGAATATGCGATGGCGATTTTGAGAAACAATGCGCCAACCAACGCCAATGTGGCGGTGGACACATCAATCACCTCATCCAACGGGAGGAGGTTTGTTTGGCCCATAAAATGCGGCTCTGTATTCAATAGTTGTTCTAAATCGCCCTCTGTGATTGGAACAAGTCGAAACGGTACAAATAAACTCGATGCTGTGCTCAATGTTTTTAGATATGCTGTGTATGTCCCCATCACAAGCGCGGCAATGAGACCCGATACCACTGTTGTAGGGATAATCACAGCTCCCGAGATCTTGTCCACGAGATAGGACACAACGTTCGATGCCATACCCACCAAGCCATCTAACCCGCGGCTGATGATGCTGTGTTGTTTTGTGAGTACATCTTGTTGTTCGATGTTTGCGGATCGAAGCAGCGAAACATCCGCATCTAGAATGTCTCGAATGTGACGCACAGTATCGGATGGGCGTTTAAGATTGTACACCGCGAGTGCGGTGGAATACACCGAGGGTGCCGCGGTTTTGATCTTCGCAAAATCTGATCGACTAAAAGTACTCCGACCTGATTTCAATGTGGTGATGAGCTTCATATTGAGCGCATACAGATCATCATATGTCACAGAAGTTGATGCCATCGTAATTGTCGCCTCACTTCACTAAATCATGCCGCAGATTGTTGGGATCTACGTTGGTTCTTGATCTTGAGTCCTTCGTTGGCGGCACGAACAAGTTTCGGTGTTGCTTTAGCGAGTGTGGTGAGTTGTGCTTTCGCTTGCTTGGTTGTGATCTTTCCTTGCTTCATTGCCACAATGATGCGATCTGTGGTGCCAGTGTTTGCAGCAAAGCTTTTGTTGATTACACCCACCATTTTGTCTACAGCTTTGTTAGTGTTGCCACCCTTGACCCATTGAACGATGTCTCCAAAGAAACCTTCCTGCAAAGGAACATACATTTCATCAAGCGCATACAATTCAAATGACCGACGATTGATGTAGGACATATCACACAGCGT